CACCAAGTATGAAATACGACAGCCACCACCGCTCGCGTAGTCTTTCTTCTATATAGGCGCGGGCAGTAGTTTTTACTGGAGTATTCTACTGGTCAGATATACAGCGATACCCAGTTATCTATATATAGTGTATGCAGTCTATATGTAGTGTTTTTAGCTGTAGTAGGCAGAAATTAACAGAAACATATCAAAACTGACGAAAGTGTCAGAAATGCTGCTCTTTATTGGTGCGTGTGTTAGCCCGCCCCCTCTCCTCTTTTTTATTTCTGTTTTTTACTGTTTTTTACTTGACAAACACAAAAACCGCCCCTGATTGCACACAAGCCCTGCTACTGGCTGGCAATACAATCACACAGCCCACACCCTACAATCGCGCCCCTACAAATATTCCCTGTAAAATCAGTATGTTACAGAAAGCTGGCACGCGGTTTGCTAATACAATTATTTACAGAAAGTGCTTGTATTGGTTCACCAGTTAGGTAAAATGAACACATCAAAACAACACACACACAAACGAGGCACAGAATGAAAACATTATTAGCAGTAGTAGCAGCTGGTTTTATCTTCACCGCCGCATTGCAAGCCAGCCCATCACTGGCTACAATTGATCCATGCAGTAACGCATTGACTAGCAACACAACTTGCGCTAAATAATCCATACACTTTATAGGGGATATTTTATGGTCGCTTCAGTAGCAGCCGCAATGACAGAAGAACAAGCAGACGAAATACTATTTGATGCAACAGCATGCATGCGTGCTTGGTTTACTACCGTTGGCATACTTGATCCGCTAATTGTATGGCGTAGCAATCGGATAATGCTTTCATATTATCGCAATGAAGAAAAACAGACCGCACAAGTTCGCACTATTGCAAAATTGCAAGGCAAATTGCAGGAAATACTAGCCCAGCCTGAATCATTGGCTAGACAAAATTGTGATGAACTTCTTGCGCTGTTAAAATCAGACGCCCACGATGCAGCCTATACTTTAACACTGTATAAGGGTGGCTCTGATATTACTTCAGAAATGCTCGTTAAAGCATACGCTGAAGACTTGCGAAATTATCGAGGCAGTAGCAATGCAGGCCCGTCTTGTATGAACCATACATTAAAGTACAGCCTACGCCATAAAGACAGCAACGGAAATGATACTTACCCCTGCATGGCATATAACCACCCATCCCTTGCGCTGGCAGTTTTAACAGATGCAGACGGTGATGTTGTTGGCCGGTCAATTATCAGTCTGAAACATAATCAATTCTATTCGGTATATACCGCCGACTCTGATTTATCCCCAGTAATGACCACTAAATTACAGCAACATAATTTTAAGCAAGACGGCGACGGTTTGAAAGATTGCTTTTTAACAACTATTGTAAACCGCGACGGTGTGCCACTAATGCCCTACCTTGATGGTAACCATGACCATGCAGATTTTCCCAGTGATCCAGATGATTTAGAAGAAGGCGAGGAAGTAGCCATAACGTATAGCAGTGGTTTTTGTTGTAATCATTCAACCGGCACACCTGAAAATTATGACAGTGGCGTTACGTGTGAAGAATGTAATGAAAGGTTGCGCGCTGAAGATGTAACGTGTATCGATGATAGCTGCTATTGTGAAGATTGCGTAAACAGACACTACACATATGCTTACATTGGCCGTCATCAGGAATACGTGCGCACTGACAGCGAAGCACTCTACTATTACAACGATGAACTATATACATCTGACGGTCTCGAATACCACGACCTAGGCGTTACAGATGACGGTGATGTATACTCTAATGATGAATTAGTCTTTACAGATAGCGGCGTTTACCATGTAGACGACTGCACACCTTGCGCCGTTACTGGTGAAGCATTTCCAAAGTGTGACATGGTAAAAGTCTGTGGCCTTATGCTATCGCCTGAAGCAGTGAAAACACACACAACAAACGGCATACTGAACGCTATCAGAGACTTCGTGTATTGTAACGGTGAACCAGTAGCGGATGATGCAGATGCGATAATTGAAGCAATCTGTCACGCTGATTATGACTATAGCAACCACCAGACCGCCGCAGTACATGATGCCATGCTGTTACAGTATCAAACAGATTGCGAACTATACCGCATAACCCAACAGCTGCAACTATTCGCAGCATAACCCTAGAGCGCACACGCGCGAATTGTAAACTTGTTTACCCACCAACAGAGAGGTAATTGCCTATGGTAGAGAGCATTATTAGACTTGTTTATATATTTTCTCGCATACTGAGGGGGATACTACGGTAAACTACCCACAACGCCCCAGCCCCTAGCAGTAGACCTTACTGTATAGGGGCAGCATTGTATCTGGTACTTGTCAGTATGACACCACACCAGTCGCCCCACTATGTACAATATGTATCAGCCCACCACAGTAGCAGGCAGACGCACACAGTAGGTGGATGGTGCTGGCAGTGATGGGGATGGTGGTAACATGGTGCGATAGTCGCAAAAAAATCGACTAAAACCTAGCAGTATGTTGATGGAGCAGTCCATAGACTGCCAGTGGAGTGTTGGTTGTATCTGGAGGATTACAAGGATGGGGTGTAGTGGAGTGAGCCGGGGCTTCTAAGTACCTCTTACTATTTGCAGTTGTGTCCAGTTTAAAAAAATTTGGGGCAGCAATTTCTGCATACCCCATTAGCCTCTGTAAAATTTGGCGGCAGTAAAAATTAGAATGGCAGTAGGTTCAGTATCGCCACAACAGAAGGGGAATCAGGAGCAACCATCTGCATCGCTCCGAATCCAGTTAATATGCCCAGTACAACACCAGACAGTATCAAACATACACCTGCTACCGCCTGACCAAACAGCCGTTCAAACCTTCTGTCGCGTTCTTCCTTTTCTATTGCTGCATTGTATCCTCTAGTCAAACTACCACCTCCCACAATCCCCAAGAGCATGTATCAGTATTACCAGATACAGTCCTACTAGTACGCCCACTATCCCAACAGATTAAACGACCAGCATTGTCTAATTTTCCTGTTGAGTATCTAAATTGCGTAACATGTTGGGGTGCATCCAGATACCGTACAGCCACTAGGGTATCATTTGGAGGAACTTCAACAGGTTTACTAGGAATATCAAACTTGATTTCATCCCAGAATAACATTGGTTTGTGCATCCCTATGTTATAAATACCCTGCTTAGTAAATGACTGAGTTGAGTAGTGGTCAAATTTCACAGTAATAGGGTATGTATCCATATTTGTAATACCAAAGATAGTTCCCCACCCTCTAGCTATATCCCACACCCTATCTCCAACTTTAGCTGTCTCAAACGTTGTTGTTTGTTTATTCATATTGGTTATTACCTCATGTTGTTTAGAATGTTTTGGTATATGACAGACAACTGTGAAGTCTGATGTACTGAATTGTACACTATCTGGTGTTAAAGTCAAGCTGTTTAATGATATTTTATCTGCTGGCCTAGTAGTTGGAATATATGGTGTAGCCCCCTGTTTTATTAGAGATTCTATGTACAACCGTCTTGCAGTTGGGTTTCTGTGCCATTTTAACATTTTACCACCACCATATTACTTATCCCCTAACCCGTAGTTTGCCTGCTCTCGCACCAGATGACGAGCATTGAATTCTAACACCAGCCGTACCTCTGTGTCAAGGGATGCCCACTGTTTCTGGTTAAATTGTGATATAAACTCCCACCAACTAGCGTTAGTGTTTGTAGTAGGTAGGTCTTCAGCATCAAATGGCTCTTTTTCTGTACCTGACTGAATGAATACTGGTATGTCCATATTTATCACCCTATATTTGATTAAGTCAGTAGTTTACAACACCTTGTGATGGAAGTCAACCCTTTCAGCATCTTTTTGTCTTGGACACCCGTACTGGTACATCCTATAACCATATGTTTTATGTGGTATTAGCTGTAGTGCGTCTGAGTTGACTGAAACACTATATGTAGTGGTTTGAGCTTGCTGTAGACACTAGTATTTGGTGTAACTCCTTGATTTATATAGAGAACACTTTGAAATAGATTTTTTCGCTTGTAACTCATTGATTTAATTGATCTACGTATAATTGCGTATACGATATTTTCAATAAAAATTAGTCGATTTGGCACTTTTGGGGTATAATTCTTTTAGTGGTCTTAAAGAACTTCAGTAGTAACAGTTGTGTTCAGAGCGAATGGCTCAGTTACTACAGTTGCTTCACACATCAGTTAGCTAACAGTGTGTTACAGAACACAACAGATGTTACAGTCCATAACTGAGTAGTTAGTTAAAACCAATCAAATACAAATACCTTCTGACTACTCTGTAATACAACTGATGTATATACAGATGCCCGTAGGCATCAGTTACTACTGTAACATAACTGAAGTACAAGTGTGTAGTAAATTGATAGAGTAGTATAAGTAGATAGAAATATGTGTTAGTTAAATAAGAATTATTATTATTAAAACCTACACAACTATTACTACTGTTAAAACACACCCCTAATCAGCTCTGAACAAACATCCTGTTGGCTGATCTGAATACAGAACAACCTAGCTGAACCTTACACAGTTAAACACCACAACTGTTGGTAGGTTCTAATCCTTTAAGCCTCTAAACCATTTTTGTGGGAAAGGATAAAATCCGACAACCCAACTGTGGCCGACCTTACAATTTGTAGGGTTATAAGTATCTGTTGACATTCCTGAATAATCTGGTAGTATATCTCCTATTGATTGGAGGTGATGTGTAGTAGTTGCCAGTACCAACTGGTTTAACCTGTAAACTGTAGCAACCAAATAGCTACGCTGGACTCTAGTAACCAGCAACTATTAACATAACTGTATTACTGCCCGTTGGGGTAAGCACGACTAGCAGATTCTAGGGCTGTACCACGTAAGCAGCATGATTTATGGTAGCTGTGGTGTAAGGGTAACATTGCAGGTCAACAGCGCAAGCTGTACCGGAGAGGCGATGCCGGAGATGCAGGTTCGAATCCTGTAAGTTACCGTTTTATTGAAAGCACTCTCCGTCTACTTGGAGTAGGTGTTAGTAGGTTAGGGTTTGAGGGTTTATCCCGTCTGTAAGTTCAGACGAAAAACTCCACCATTTCGCTGTCATAGCATAATTGGCGATGCAGCGCACTTGTAATGCGCAGATTGTAAGTTCGACTCTTACTGACAGCACCAACAATATACCAGCCACGCCTCTGAATATGCGCAACCTTGGCTGGTTTTTTATATCTTCCCGTTGGGGAAGATTTGGGGCTTATTGTACCCAATAGGTCAGTTTATTCCCTAGCAGGAAATCGCCTGTACACGCCTATAATCTGTGTCAGAGTAAACCAGTAGGGTAGTATGGCTATGGTGTCTAAACGCGCTGTACGAGGCGCATCGCTCCGTATACACCACTAATCCTCACGCACTACAGGATAACGTCTGTACTCCCTCTATAGTTGTCTATAATCCTTACAATGTTGCGGATTCTCAAGAAAGCTGTTAGCCCTATGTGTTGCAAACCATTGTGCTACGTAGCTTACAGCCGTTTCTTTGTCCGAAATACGATACACTTTTCCGGATTCCCAACCAACTCGCCATAACTGTCGTATTACTGTGGAAAACAGTTGCAATTAGCTAGATATGGCGCAATTATGGCGTAAATGTGGCGCAACTATCTGAAAATGGACGCAAAGCGGTGGTACGTGCGTAGATTATTGTCGTTATTCGCCGCAAATGGTGTAATATATAACCAAATACGCAGAAATCTCTAGGTTTTATAACCTTTTGTGGTATACTTCTTATATGGATTACAGACACCCTATGCAACAAATCGCTAACCGCTGGCTGGCTAAATTCAGGGACGATAGCCTGTCTGTTAGTGAAGCAGCGAATACTGTGGTTGATATTGAGGCTTTGGAGCGTTACGTGAACTCTGCCATAGCTGAGATGGCTGAACAAGGCTTTGCTATCTATGCAGATGGTTCTAATATGCAAATACAAGGTGTGGGTATGTCGTATGCTGAAACCGGAAACAAAATCAACGTTGAGTTTATACCTTATGAGTAGTCCAGTCGCCCAAGCCATAGACGATAGCAATATATTGCTATTCACTAAAACCACCATAGGTAAAGATTTCTCATTTTACATCAGAAACCTTTATATTGCTACAGCCCATAGTCGCAATATGAGTATGATAGAGTTTTTAACTGATTATGGCAAGGGTATAACACCTGATCCAGATCAAATAAACAGTGATGCTAAACTGTTATATCTCTATGATTTGTTTGATTGGAGCATTCTGGAGATTCTTAACGAGATCAGCCCAGAGTTAGCTGAAGAAAAGCCTGTTGATAAACTCCTTCATACAAGAACTGCTATTATCCACTTGGTACAAACAATGTTTGCAGACTATAAAGTAAAACGAGACTAAAATTATGCGCTGTACAGCTTGTGACGCTGTTCTAAACAAATATGAACTTACTCACACTAACCCCCACACAAACGCACAGGAAGAACTCTGTAACAGGTGTCTTCTAGGTGTATCTGAAATAACTGACCTATCCAAACTACCTTACTACGATGAAATCGTAGAAATGGGCGATTGCTGCTGAGTGTACTATGCCAAAACATAATGATATGGGTAACTTCAACCGCGTAGTTGACGGTTTAGGTATCCAGATAGACCAACAGCCTGAGAAGATTCCTTTTGGTGGTAAGACCGCTGAACAGTTCTACGAGGAGCGTCCCCAAACTTTCCGTAATGGTGAATCTGGTAATCCTATGGGCAAGAAGCCCGGTACTAAGTCTCGCAGGACAGTACGACAAATAGCCGAGGACATGAATTTCGATCCTATTGAAGCGTCTATCATGTTAATACGCGAAGACCCGAAGATTAAGAAGCGATACAAGATACGTGATGGCGTACCTATTGCTATCAAGAAGGATTTGATTAAGTTTGTTGGCGATAAGATGTATGCCAGCTTGAAGTCTGTTGATATGGCTATTACAGATGGTACTAATGACAATAAGCCTCGAACAGTTCAGCTGTATCTTCCAGAGAAGGGTTCAACTGAAAAGAAAGGCAAGGGGTCGGCTGCTTCGCAGCGCATAAAGGAGAAGGCCATTGAGCATGTGGCTGGTAGTTATCTGGATGACGATGATGACAGAGAGCCAGTTAGAGTGGAGCTTACGGTAGATTTGGGTCGCAGTATCCAATCGGGTGACCCTGTAGGTGGGGTAGGTAAGTGAAAGTACTTCGTGCTAATTCCCGCCCACAAGAATTGTTCCTAGCGTCAACAGCTGATATTGTAATTTTTGGCGGAGGAGCTGGCGGAGGCAAGACGTACGCTATCCTGTACGACACGCTCCGCTACGTAGAAGACCCAAATTATCGCGCTGTAATTTTCCGGCGTACCAGTCCAATGCTGACCAGTCCGGGCGGTCTTTGGGACACTGCATCTCAAATATACACATTACCCGGAATTGACGGAATACCGAAACAGAAAGACTTGACTTACGTATTTCCATCTGGAGCAACTGTAAAGTTCTCTCATATGGAACACGTTTCAGATATGTTAGCTTGGCAAGGTTCTCAGCTCACAGCTGTTTACTTTGATGAAGGAACACACTTCGACCCCCAACAAATAACCTATATGCTTTCTCGTTTGCGTTCTGAGGCGAAGGTAGACGGTTATATGCGGATTACTACTAATCCAGATAACTTCCACAAAATAAGAAAGTGGATAGATTGGTGGATTGACCCTAAAACTGGTTTGGCTATTCCTGAACGTGCTGGAGTTGTTCGCTACTTTGTTATGATGGGTGACGAATGGATATGGTCAGGTAGTAAAGAGGTTTTACTAAAAGACCCAGATGTGGTTAAACTATTGGCAGACCCTAAAACGGGATTAGTCGATAGAAATTTGATTATGTCATTCACCTTCATTCCAGCATTACTCTCTGACAACGTAGACCTTCTTAAAAACAACCCAAGGTATCGTGCCTCCCTCATGGCTATGCCAAGGATAGACAGGGAGAAGCTGTTAGGCGGTAACTGGAATGTTACAGCATCCTCTGGCGACTACTTCAACCGCAAATACTGCCTTGAAATTGACCGTAACATGATTCCACACAACCTCAAACGCGTACGCTATTGGGATAGGGCTGGCACTAAACCGAACCCTGTAAATGAAAACCCCGACTGGACAGTAGGTTTGCTGGTAGGTCGCTGCGACCAAGGCTACACCTACATCCTCGACATGGTACGCCTTAGAGACACACCAGCCGCAGTCAGAAGTACCATAGTCTCCACAGCTGATACTGACTGCATACTATATCCGTCTACGCGGGTTGTCGTAGAGCAAGACCCCGGAGCAGCAGGTAAATCTGACGTTGAGATGCTGATGAAAGCCCTCGGAAAGCATGACATTCGGGCAAGACCAGTTACGAAGGCCAAATTAACCCGCTTCATGCCGTTCTCAGCAGCCGCAGAGGGGGGTATGGTTAGGGTAGTACGGGGTAGTTGGAATGATGACTTCTACAACGAACTAGAGGCATTTGATGGTTCTGGCAAGGGCAAGGATGATATTGTTGACTGTGCCTCTGGTGGGTATCTGGAGTTAGAGGATAAATTCAATATCCCAGACTTCATTCTGCCTACTATGCTTGGAAAGTCAAATAACTTTTCGATATAACGCTAGGCTAAATTGGCAATTTGTGGTATAATGTATTGGAGCTACTATAGCTCTCGCTAAAACCCTTTGCCAGAAACTAGGCTGTCTAAACCACATCGTATGGTGCAATGCTGTAGGGTGTGGTTCTCTAATGGACACGTTATGCTTAAGAAACTCCTAAAAGATTCCAAATTCTGGTCAGCCGTTGTGCTGGCCGCAGCTATTTCTGGTGCAGCAGTTAAACCAGAATACGCGCAAGTCGCTACTCAGATAGCCACAGCCGTTATTGAAGCCTCCTCCGAACCAAAATAATATAGGATACTACTAATGAGACCAAATGCCAGCACAGTAGCCGAAGTAGGCTTATTGGCAGCAGCCACTACCCCGATTTCTTGTTCTAAAGGTGCTACTAAACACCAGATAAAGATAAATAAAGACTCAGCCAACTCTGGTTCTATAGCACTGACTGTAAAATCTGCTGGAGCAACAGTAGAAGAAATTATATATGATGAATTTGGGGCTGCTATTGTGTTTAATGCTGCAAGTAGCACAGCAAAAACATATATCATAGAGGGTTCTTTTGATTTCTTATACTTAACCCCAACAGGGTTAAACGGTACATACAAGTATAGTTATAGTGCGTGGTGATTTGTGGATTCCACAAAAAGACTTATTGCTAAAATAATCTCAGCTAAACCATTAGCTGCTATTCCAGTTGCAGCTCCTTCAGCAAAGTTTATATCAAATTTTAACTTCAACGCCAAACTCCAAGCCCTGCCAGCTGCGCTACAGGCGCTAAACGCACAATACACCAACAACTCTGTCAAGAACGTACCGCAGCACGCGGTAAACGTGACGAATTTGTGTTTGCGTTCAACGCTGGAAGGTGGTGGTGCAGCGCCTACTGGGTGGACGCAGCCTTCTGGGACAGGAACGAGTGCGCCCGCAGTATCGACACTCGGAACGGCGAACAATGCAGTTGCGTATCTGCAATCAGCTACGGCACAGCGCCCATTTATCGCGCAGAGCATCGCTGTTTCTGCAAATACAACATATACATATTCTGTATTTATCGAAAGTGTTTCTAGCGGCATTAAGTCAAATACGTCCATGTTTTTAGAGGCTGCCACAGTTCCGGCAGGCGCTACTGTTACATATCCAGCCTGCGAAGCCAACCCGAATGGCGGTACTGGGAGTGATATTACTACAGGCAGATTGTTGATAACTCTTGTCACGGTTGCGGCCAGCGGAACTCCTACATTACGGATAGGGTTAGGCGTGCAGTCAGCTGCAACAGGCTCCATCCAATTCTCCCGCCCACAACTTGAAACGGGTACAGTAGCCCACGATTGGGTTCCAACAACTTCTGCCGCAGTTGCGGTTATCCAGCCACAGGCTGCGCTTGGTTTGGTATCACTTGCAGCAAACCAGTTCGGCACTAGCTACGATTCAGTCACAGGGCTATATGGGTACGATGCGCAGCCTGCTGCTACAAACTTGGCGTTGCGCAGTAGCGAGTTAAGCAACGCTGGGGTTTGGGCTTCTGCATCAAACTTGACCGTAACTCCAGACCAAGCAGTTGCACCGGATGGAACTACCACAGCAGATTTAATAGCGGCTAATAGCGGCGTATCTGCGTATCTATACCAAAGCATCTCCGGCTCAGTGATAACGTATACCATATCCTTTTTCGTGAAGGCCGGAAACAGCAGGTATGTATACGCGGGCATCTACGCTGGGGCAGACAAAGGAGTGATACTAGACACACAGACAGGAACAATAACCAGCACCACAGGGGCGGTGTCGAATCAATTAGTAGCCCCAGTCGGTCAATTTTTCAGGGTGTCCTATTCCTTCACAGGTGCAGCCACAATCCTACTAACAGTGCCGCGCTCCTGCGCTTCAGCTATATCTATTCTCCCTGTACTAACCGGCACTTGTTACGTATGGGGCGCACAACTCGAAACCGGCTCACGCGCTACCAGTTACATCGCCACAGGCGCAGCTACAGCCTCCCGCGCAGCCGATGTGCTGAGTGTGCCGTTGTGGGTTAATCGGCTTAAATACTCGCAAGATATGTCCAACGCTGTATGGGTAAAAGGTGCAGGCCTTACAAAGACTGATAATTACGGTGTAGCACCTGACGGAACGACTACATCGACAAGGCTGGCTAATCTTGGCGTTGGCGCAAATAAAGGGGTGTATCAGTATTGCCCATCGACTGCCAGCGAAGCACTCGTTCCAAGTATATATATCAAAAAAGCATCCAGCGCAGGAATTATTTCACTAGAAAACCCACATAACACGATCCACGGAAGGTGGACAATAGACCTATCCCTATTCCCAGCAGGGTGGACACGAGTGGCGCTGGGTGTCGCAGGGGTCGCTCAGGTTTACGCATTCAACCAACCGGAAGCTATCGTAACTGGGCAGGGAGTATTTCTATTTGCAAACACCGATGTAGATGTCGAAGTATGGGGCGCACAGCTCGAAGCCGGCTCAACCGCCACAGCCTACCGCCCTACAACCGGCAACCTTGAGTATGCGCGGAATCTACATGTTTTTTCGCAAGAATTTGATAATGCCGCTTGGATAAAAGACGGAGCGACTATTGGGGCAGGGACTACACCCCCTGCTGGGGTTACCGCGTCACAGAAATTACTAGAAACGGCAACTTCTGGCGCACACAGAATATATAGTAATGCGGTAATAACAGTGGCTTCGAACGGAACCATGACACTTTCGTGCTACGCAAAAGCAGCAGAACGCACCAGCTTCCGCCTCGGTATGTCGGATTTAGTGTCGGGCGATGCGAGCGCGCTTTTTGACTTAACTAACGGCACCACATCTGGTGTTGCTGGACTTCCATGGGCTGGTACAACAGCGTCAGCGGTTAGTGTTGGGGGCGGCTGGTACAGATGTATCCTAACATCCACCAGAAATAATACGGGTTCTGGGGCGCGTGCATTTTTATCACTATTGGACGGGGTCGGATCGGTCACATCAGGAGTATACATAGCAGGCGCTCAACTTGAAGCGGGGGCTATTTCAGCATACGAACCCACCAACACAATTACACCTTCTGCCAACGCCAACCTCCCCGGCTTTTCGTCAGCAGGCTATACGCTGTTTGCTGATGTGCGGCGTGATGTTGCTGCTACGACTGACGCGAACGCTGTAACTATTTCGGATGGCACATATAACAACTGGGCAAGGGTTTATACAAACAGCGATAACTTATTGGCAACCGCAGTGGTATCAGGCGGGGTAACACAAGGATCGCTTGCCACAGGTGCAGCAGGCACACCAAGGCGCAAGGTTGCATATTCTGTAGCCGCTAATTCATTACTCGGAGCAGCAGACGGCACTGCTAGAACAGCAGACACGAGTGCCGCCGTTCCAGTATCTCCGGCCGCGTTAAAAATCGGTACAGGGGCGACTACATCGGAGCAATTCAACGGCTTCCTATTCCGCGCCGGCCTAGTACCTGCCGCACTGACGCAAGCACAGATTAACGGGATGACTTCATGACTATTTATCTGAAATTCCCCGATCAAGAAACTGCTGTTGCTGCGTTGATTGCCGAAGGCTACACAATCAGCGATTACGTTGATATGTGCCAAGGCAACGGCTGGGGCTGGATGGGCGTGATTCCTGATGTTGACGGCTTTCATGCGAACCTTAACGATTGCAACGAGCTGGCAGAATCACTGGTTCAGTATCAAGTGCCTGCACCACTGACACCGTTCAATGTGGTAGCTGGCCGTGAAGTCCCCACTGTATACCGCTGTGTGGTTGTCACCGCTGCAATCCGCGATATGTGTCGCGCGATGGTCGTGCAGCTTGCCGGTGATGTTCACGCGGGTATGTGGTCACAGGGTTTGAGTGCTGATGGAAGTGAACCAGCAACGCACTATATCAATTCAGGGCTTGTCAGAGTCGAATTAGCAGCTTGTCTCGATGACGCACAAACACTGGCAACAGCAACAGGCTGTACGCTCGAACAAGCGCAAGGGTTATTGGCGCAGGCTGATGTGAGCGAGGATTTATCTGAAGTAGTGTTAGCTAGAATGAGTCTGGTAGAGGTATTGTAATGTCAGTAGTCCTAGATACACTTTACATTGGTGACAGTAGAGCGATTTCTATTGCTGTAGTGGAGTCTTCTGGTGGTGCTGTTGATATAACTGGTATGACAGCTACATTAACTATTGCCCACGCAAAGCAGGGAACTCCTGTAATAGAAATTATAAATACTGTCCACTCAAATCCAGCACAAGGCCAATCAGTTTTTCAGATTGCTGATACAGATACAATTTCACTGACTCCAGCAAATTACCATTTTGATATTGTGTTAGATGGTGGTATTTATGCCAATTACACTTTGGCTATTGGTACTATAAAAATATCTGAGCGAGTATCTATACCTGTATGAGTGATCAAATATCCGCAGTTATAACCGAAAACGTCATAACCTCTACTATTTCTCTAGGTGGAGCAGGTGTAGGTTACACCCCAGAAAATCTAGCAAATAAACAGAATGACTTAACAGCGAGTTCAATTAAGTATCCAACTGTAGATGCTGTAAATGCTGGTTTAGTTGTAGCTAAAGCACGAGGTAATCATACTGGGACACAACTAGCAACAACTATAAGCGATTTTGCTGATACAGTTAGGACTACAATACTTACTGGATACTCTGTAGGTAGTAATGCTGTTATTGCTGCTACAGATACAATATTACAGGCATTTGCTAAGATACAAGGTCAGATAAATGCAAAACTAGATGTTGGTTCAACAACAGCCTCTATTTCCCCATCCACAAATAGGCAGTACCTTACTGATAATCAGCAAATAAACATTGGCTCTGTTATGCTAGGTATAACTGGTGTAATAACTGGTGGTGTAATTACTATAAATGCAGACCCAACTAAAATAGATATTTCAGCCGGTACTGGTTGTTTTATAGATTGGACTACACCTTCAAATCCAATGTATAGACCTGTTAGTTGGGATGCAGTAGTTGGTTTAACAGTAGCAGTAGGGAGTGGTTCGTACAGTATAGTAGAAGTAACAGATACACTGCATACAGGTATTGGTACTATTGTATCAACTGTTAATAAATCTGTATCAGCGCAAGCTAGAAGAAACTTACTACAGTTGGGTATAGTTTCCCACTCTAGTTTAGTGGCAGTAACATCAGTTACAAGATACCAAGTTCCTGCATGGCAGACACTTGATGCGCTTATTGACTATTCTAAAGCATTAGGTAGTGTAAACTCTGGAAATACTGCGTATGCTGCCAGCACTAATTTAACTGTTGCAAAAGCTGCTGGAACTACTACTGGACTATTTCTTAATTACGGAAATAACCCTCATTCACCAAATATTGTAACTAATGCAGCAGCTAATCCTGTTAATCTTGTAACATCAAGACGAAATGGGTCTGGTGGATTTACATATTCAGCCCTTACAACAACAATATCTCCTGATTTATATGATACCGGAGGTGTCAGTTTAACAACTGTAACTAACAATCGTTATACAATACAACGTGTATACTTTGGTGGAGCATCCCCAGTGTACACAGTCACTTATGGACAAGCTCAGTATACATCTATAGCCGCAGCCGAAGCTGCTATATTTAGTGAAGCGCCTGTATTAAGTCCACAGGTAACATCATCTGCTGTATTTGTAACTGCTCTTATAGTTAAAAAGGGTTGCACTAATTTAGCAGACCCACTCACTGCAAAGTTTGTAAATATCATATATCAAGGTTCTGGTGGAAGTGTTGCTGCTGTAACAAATACCGCAGTAACCGCAGTAACATCTATTGGTGGTGTTTTAACAATTGATTGCAGTTTAGGTGACTATTTTACTACAACTTTATTTGAAAATATCACAAGTATTGTATATACAAATACGGCGGGTGTTGGTTTTGGTATGAGTAAGTTTATACAAATCACACAAGATAATACTACTGCTAGGACTGTTGCGTTACCTTCTAGTAAATACAAAACTTCTGGTGGTGCAGCATTAACTGTTTCCACTACTTTAGGTGATCGTGATGATCTAGCATTAACGAGTCTAAATAACGGAACAACTTGGGACGCTGTATTATCTAAGGCATACTCGTAATGAGTGGTCTACTATCCTACATTGGTTTGATGTTAGGTGTACAACTTGACACTACAACATTACTAATAGTTAATGCTATGAGTCCATCACCTTCAGAGGTAGAAATATTAGCCCTGAATACAGCTATAGTTGATTTAAAGTCTAATAATTACTTTTCTGGGTTTGATAGACTTGGTGTTATGCAGGGAATGGCTAATGCGCAGAATAGGCTAGTAGATTGGGCGAAACCAGAAAAACTTCTTACACTGCATGGGTCAGCCACTTGTACAGATGTAGATGGTGTGGTTGGAAGTACCGTTGGAGGGTCGTATGTTGGTACTGGCTTTAATCCAGCTGTTGATGGTGCTAACTTTACTACAAATAGCGCCTCCCATGGATTTTATGTAAAACAATTCAATTCAGATGGTAGTTTGGGTGGGGTATACGATGGGTCAAACTTCACAATGGCAGAATTTGCTAGTGGAAATACATGGTCAACAAGGATAAACAACTCAAGTTCAGGAAGCCTAACTAATGGGGCATCTGCTGTATATGGAACTAATAACTTATTTGTTATCCAGCGTGAAGCAGCTGACTCTGTTAAATTATTTTTAGATGGCGTTAATTTCTCTAGTTCTACTATTGCAGCAACAGCTAGACCAAATGCTGAAATGTACCTCACTGCTACGAATCTGGGAGGTGTCTATAAACAGACTAACGTAAAACAGGCAGCATGGTGGGCTGGTAGAACCTTCTCTAGTGCTGAACAGCTGGCAATAAAGCAGATATTCACAACATACTTTGCTGCGGTTGCCTAAAAGAACGCACGTTTATCATAAAAACGATAAATATGCAAGAAATAATTAGGTATATATGCCTTTTAGTGGTATAATACATACTGTTAATAACAATAAGTAATAAGAGACTCTGTGGCAAAGGCAAAGCGTGGCAATCAATTTTCAGACACCACGCCAACCAATCAGGTCGGTGTTGCTGGCCTGAAGGTCGATAACGGCACTGTAGCAGAGGAGTTTCTTCCTGCCCTACGGTTTCCAAAGCAAAACCTAATTTATAAAGAGATGCAATACAATGACCCTATAGTGGGTGGTATGCTCTTTGCAATTGAAATGATTATCCGTAAGGTCAGCTGGAGTCTTGAACCAGCCTCAGATTCAGTAAGAGCCAAAGAGGTTGCTGCGTTTGTTGAGGAATGCAGACATGACATGGAGAAGTCTTGGGCAGAGACAATAAATGATATTCTGTCCTTTCTGCCGTATGGCTTCTGTGTAACTGAGAAGCTGTTCAAGCGCAGAGTAGGTCACAAAGAGACAGATTTACGCTATAAGTCAAAATACTCAGATAACCTCTGGGGCTGGCGTAAATTCCCAATGCGTAGTCAAGATACTATCTATCGTTGGGCATTCACAGAAGAAGATAAAAAAGGTTTCTTAGCCCCAGTACAGGGCGACACATCTGAACTACTTGGTTGTGTACAGAGAGACCCTAATAACGGTGCATTGATATTTATACCTAGAGATAAGTTTTTACTGTTTAGAACAAACAGTCGTAAAGACAATCCAGAAGGTATCTCAATTCTCCGTCAGGCGTACCGCCCTTGGTACTTCAAGAAGACTATTGAAGAAATTGAGGCAATTGGTGTAGAGCGTAACATGAAGGGTATCCCTATTATTGGGATTCCTCCTGCGTACCTCAGTGAAAGTGCAACACCAGATCAGAAACGTGTTGTAGAAGCAATGAAAGATATTGGTACGAGTATTCGTGCTAATGAACAAGCCTGTGTTGTTATGCCTAACGCATACGACGAACGCGGGAACGCACTGTTCACACTTGACTTGTTAGGTTCAAAGCAAACGGCTGGTACGCTGTTTGATACAGATAAGATAATTGCACGTTACAGCACTAGCATTGCTCAGACTGTACTTGCAGACTTTATAATGATGGGTAATCAGAGCGTTGGCTCTTATGCACTGTCAAACAATAAAGTTAAAATGTTCCACTCGGCTATTAGTGCTTGGTTGGATAACATTGCAGATGTATTTAATAAAGATGCTATTCCACAGCTGGTCGAGCTAAATGGTTGGGATGTTTTAGATGCCCCAGCATTGAAGTACGGCACTATCGACAACCACTCTATTGAAGAACTTACTAATTTCCTTGCTAAACTGACTGATTCTGGTTTCCTTGATCCAACACCAGAACTAAGAGATTGGGCAATGAGTAAAGTTGATGCTCCTAGAGTTGGATCAGAAAGAATGGAATCAGTAGAAGAAAAAGTAGCACACATCAAAAACGAAGGTGTTATTACAGTTTCAAATCAGGACAATGCTACTAAAGTTGAATTAGCAAGTAAAGCATCTGATACAACAACTGTACAACCTACTGACCCCCAAGTAATTCCAGAGTAATTATGCTTACAACTTGGATTAAAAAACAGCTAGAGATGCAAAATAAAATGTTGCTGAAGAAAGTCAATGAAGAAGAAATGACTATTACAGCTGTTGTGTTAGAGCCAAATCCAGTAGAAGCAGGGGACACAAACGACTTACATAACGACTATTATTCTGCTGAAGAAGTCAAGAAAGCCTGTGAAAACTTCAATGAGCATTGCTTTCAACCAAACATTGAACATGAATTGAATGTAACTAAAGAAGTTACTGAAATCCTAGAAAGTTTTATTTTACCTGTACCTGCTCGTATAGGAGATCAAGAAGTCAAGAAAGGTTCTTGGTTACAGGTATGGAAGATACACGATCCTACTCTGTGGGAACTCGTTAAATCTGGTGCATTCACAGGATTCTCAATTGGATGCACAGCTGAAGTTGAGGATATTGAATAATGACTACCCAAAAGAAACAGAAGCTATCTAACTTTGACTTCAGTGTTGAAGGCGCACATGTAGCTTTAGTAACCAGAGCTGCTAACGGTAAGGAGTCTCCATTGATTGTTAAGAAAGTTAAGCCAGTTGAAAAAGGTGAAATGTTTGAAGGTGATGACGAGTCTGAGCCTACTACTGAAATTAAAATGAGCCTTACAGATTTCCTACGTCTACATTGTTATATGTGGGAAGATGAAGCCAAACTCATTGTAAACTCTATTGTGAAATCAGCAGAAGCCAACCCAGAGGCGTATGTTGAAATCCTGAAAAAGATTCCTACAGAACTACTGTCGGATGCTCCAGTGCGTCAAGCACAAACTAAAACAGAGGTAACTAAAATGTCTGATAACGACAAACAAACCCCTGAGACTATCGCTGACGTACAGAAAACGGCAGACCAAGTAGCTCTGGAAAAGAAAGTTGGTGATCAAGAAGCTGCACTCGTAACTATTCAAGCACAACTGAAAAAATACGAAGAAGCTGAAGAAATCCGTAAGGCCGCTAAGTTTGGCGCTCTTGCAGCTAAATATAAATCTATCGGTGGTAACGACGAACTAGCCGTAGCTCTCCAAGCTATGTCTGCTGTTGAAGGCTTTGATGCTGTCGTGGCTGTTCTTGATAGTGCTGTCGAAACTCTGGAAAAAGCAGCATTGCTTAAACCAGCTGGTGTCGATGGTGAAACTGTTGTTGTTAAGTCTGTTGAAGAATTGCAGAACATTGCAAAAGGTTTGATGGATGCTGACAAGACTTTGACAATCCAAAAAGCTATGGTTAAAGCTGCCATTGCTAATCCACATCTCGTTAAGTAAGGGGAATAAACATGGCTTTTGAATCAAATGCTGACGTCACTGGTGTATTCACAGCAGCCGATGCAAACATTGAGCGTTTTCGCTTTGTACAAAATACTGGCTATACAGTAACTCACGCTACCGCCGCTGGCGCAGTATTGGGTGTATGTATGCTTGACAATCCACAATCCGGTCAGGCTGTTCCTGTACAGATTCGCGGTATTGCAATGGTTGAAGTTGGTGCATCTGCACTGGTTGCTAACTCTAATGTTGAAGTTGGTGCTGACGGTAAAGCAGTTGTTTACTCTGCTGGTACTGTTGTTGCTAAAGCATTGGTCGCTGGCGCTACTGGCGCAATCGTACCTGTTCTGTTGAAAACTGGCTATTAATAGGGGAATCCTGACATGCCTAATCAAGTAAGTGCAAATACTGTTCATGTTGATCAGTTGCTCTCAAATGTTTCTGTTGCATTTCAACAGGACGCTAGTAACTTTATCGCTAGTCGTGCATTTCCAATCGTATCGGTTGCAAAACAGTCTGATAAGTATGTTGTAATTCCCCGTGGTGATTTTAACCGCGATGAGATGCGCAAACGTGCTGATGGTTCTGAATCAGCCGGTTCAACTTTCGCTCTGTCTGATGACAACTACTTCGCTGATGTTTGGGCGTTGCACTTTGACCTTGGCAAACAAACTGCTTCTAACGCAGATGATGCTTTCAAGTTGCAACAAAACATTACTGAGTTCCTGACTCGTAAAGCCCTTATCCGCAAAGAGAAATTGTTTGCCTCTAGCTTCCTGACTACTTCTGTCTGGACGAAAGATTTGACTGGTGTTTCTGGTACTCCTTCTACCAACCAGTTCAAGCAATGGAACGATGCTGCTTCTGATCCTATCAGCGACATTCGTGGTGCTGCTACTGCTCAGATGATCCTGACTGGTTTCCGTCCTAACGTGTTGGTTATTGGTCGTCAGGTATTGGATGCTCTGGAACTTCACCCAGACATTATTGACCGCGTAAAATACGGTACTCAAACTGATGTTGCTATTGCAAAACAAAGCCACCTTCTGCAACTGTTCCAAGTTGACGAAATTCTGGTTATGGATGCAATTGAGAACACAGCTGAAAAAGGTCTGACTGACGTTTCTGCGTTGATCAATGGTAAATCTGCTCTATTGATGTACCGTCCAAGCTCTGCTGGTATCATGACCCCTTCTGCTGGTTACACCTTCTCTTGGGATGGTTTGGAATCAGGTGCAGGTTACGGCACTTCTATCACTCGTGAGCCAATTCCTTTGACTCGTGGTGCAGAACGCTTTGAAATCCAAATGGCATTCGCAATGAAAAAAGTGTCTGCTGATATGGGTACTTTCTTCGCAACTGCTGTAGCTTAATAGTTATATAAGAATATCGGGAGCAAGGATGCTCCCCCTTTACGGGGAAATATATGAGTAAAGCTGAACTTAATCCTGCTGATAGTATTGTAGCACGTAAAACCTTGAAATTGAATGGTCGTGTGTATCAAGCTGGTGATGAAATTAAAGATTCCACTGTTGACTATCGCACCCGCGCTAAATTGTTTCGTGTTGGTGTTGTTGTCCTAAAAGATGTTTACGCTGCTAAACAATTTGTCGTAGATAAAGAAGAAGTTATTGAAGAACTCGTTTCTGAAGTATCTGACGAAGTTGTTGCAGACGAAACTGTTGCCGTAGAGGAAACGATTGTAGCCAATGAAGAAACAGTTACAGAAATCGTTGAACCAGCGCAGGAAAGCAATGCGGTTGAAGCAAAAATCAAATTCAGTAAAAAGAACAAGTAAATAAATGTCATACGGTAATGACCCTAAGAATGATCCAATTGATGAGGTAAGACTCTTAATTGGAGATACTGACCAAGACAATGAAATCCTTACTGATGAGGAGATTTCATATTATATTGTCAAACGTGGTGAGGGTCTTCCGGCGGCAGTTGGTGCAGCGTATGCACTACAAGCCGAGTTCTCTAAACTGGCTGATGAAACAGCTGGTGATGTTGAAGTTAAATGGGCGCAACGCGCTAGGGCAGCTCAAGCGTTGGCTGAAAAACTGGAAGCTGAACTTATTGGTTCTTCCGGTTCTACTGCTCCTGTTAATGTTTACGCTGGTGGTATCAGTCTCGCTGATATGGAAGTTCGTAATAGCCGTCCTGACAGAGTACAGGGTAAATTCTCTATAGGCTCAATGGATAGTCAGTAATGATTGAGTTTGAGTCTACTGTGACTCTGGACACAACCATAGCTAAGACAATTCAAGCAGCCCTAGAGAACGCAGCAAAAGAAGCATTACAGGTTGGTTGGTTCGGTGGTAAACCTCACCCAGATAACTTCAGCCCAGAGTCGCAATCTACCATAGCAGGTGTTGCAGCTCGAAATGAGTTTGGTGTAGACCCAAGCCCAGATGAAATAGGTGTTCCAAAAAGACCTTTCATTAGGCCGGTAGTACAAGTAAGAACAATTGATGATCAAGTTCGTTTCCTAAAAGCAGGATACAGAAGTATTTTCAGAGGTAAGAATACCCTGAAATCTAACAATCAAAAACTTGGTCGCCACATAGTTAAAGAACTACAGAGTGCTATTGATAATCAGACGTTTCATGGTAAACCAAGAAACTCTAAGCGCACTGAAAAACATAAAGGTTTCAACAAGCCGCTAACAGGCAAAACGAAACTTATGCGTAATACAATTAAATATCGTATCGTCCCTAGAGATAACACATAATGTCTGGATTACTACAGGGCGGTATTACAAGCAAAACTACTATTGTACGACAGAGAGAAGGCGCTGGCACTTACGTTGAAGGTGTTTTTACAGCAGGAACTTCTGAACCAGATTTATCGCTGACTGCGAGTGTACAACCACCAAACCGAATGGGTAGCGACAGAGTTATTCAAGAGTTGGTTGGACAGAGGCCGCAAGATTGGGTATGTATTATCTGCAAAGCTGGAACACTGCGCACAGTTGATTTATCTGGTGGTGTGAGAGCTGATCGAGTTGTATATAACAGTAAAACCTATGAAGTTCGACATATAAATAGTTGGATTACAGGTCAGGTTAATATGCACGATACAGCATACGCTGTGTTGATTGATTTACCTTCTACAGATGGTGTTGCAGACTATACTGATCCACTAGAGCCATAATAATGCTGCATTACAACCTAGAACGAACTGAAAGTTTAATCAGGAAGATTGCAGAAGAATCTATTAGTGTTGATCCTGTCGTAGTTATTCCAGTTATATATGCCAATCAGAATGCGCCTAAACCGCTAACAGACTATATAACAATAAACACATTAGGTATTCGTCCAGTTGGTAGGGCATCAACACAGCCAGACCCACTATATCCAAATGACGTTAATATCTTCCAAATAGTACAAGATATAGCAGTTACCATAACATTTGTTGCAGTTGGTAAGAAAGCTATTAGCTTAATGTCTCGTCTTGAACTGAATATGTCTGGTGGTAATCCTGCTGTACTAGACAGACTACTAAACGAAGCTGGTGTAGCACCACAAGGAAAAGGAAATTACCTAGACACTACTGCCTTTTTAGAAACTGGATATGAACCTAGAATGGCAATGGATATTGTTTTCAATACAACACAGGTTGAAGGTAATATCAATTTAGGCAATATAGCAAGTGTAGAAATAAGTGAAATAGAATACCATACAAGCGACCCATTAGCTAATGATGATATTGTTTGGACTTCTAGTTTAGTTGTACCGCCAGTAACACCCTAATAACTTGGAGGCTTAAATGTCTTTTAATGAAATCGTAAATGTAACAATTAGTCGTGATACTCGTGCTGTATCTCGCGCTGCCTTCGGTACTGCAATGTTCCTTGGTCGTCATGCTTTCTTTGCTGAACGCGCACAATCCTTTGCTGATCTGGAAGAAGTATTAGCAGCCGGTATACCAACAAATTCACCAGAAGGTATCGCTGCTGCTGCCTACTTTGGTAGTGATGTAACTCCTACTGAAATAGTTATTGGTCGTCAAATACCAACAGCTGTTATTCTGACACCTACTGTACAGAACCTTGGTGTGTATACTGTGTATGTTGGTGCAGTTGGTGCAACCCCTGTTGCGTTTACATATACTGCTGATGCTAGTGCGTCTGCAACTGAAATTGCAGTTGGTGTTAAAGCACTGGTTGATGCAAATGCAACTATTGCAGCTCTGGTAACTACATCTGCTACTGGCGATGTTATAACTTTTACTAAAGCGTCTACTGCTGATATTATTGTTCACTCTAATACCGCCAATTTGGTTGCTACTTATACAAGTTCTGAATCTCTGACTGCTGCATTGACTGCTGTTCAGGCTGTTAATGATAGCTGGTACGCTGTTGCAACTTACTCTCACTTGTCTGCTGATATTCAAGAAATGGCTGGTGTGATTGGTGGTATGAAGCGTATCTACGGATACTCTACTGGTGAAGCTAATGTACTGACTAGCACTACTCCAAACATTGCGTCTATTTTGAAAGCAGCAACTCGTGATCGTTCGTTTGGTATCTTTGATGTTGAAGCTGGTATTGTTGCACAAGCTACATCTGCTACTACTTATGGTGAGATGGGTTGGTTGGGTAAAATGTTGCCTAAAGACCCCGGCTCTGCCACTTGGATGTTTAAGTCTGTTGCTGGTATTGCTGTAGATAACCTGAGTTCAAACGAGTCAACTTACGCTCGTGGTTATAACATGAACACATACGAAACTTTCCAAGGCCAGAATATGGTCTGGGAAGGTAAGATGGCAGATGGTACTTACATCGACATTATTCATGGCGCTGACTGGTTAGAAGCACGTATGACAGAGCGTTTGTTTTATCTTCTGTTGAACAACGATAAAATCCCATATACCGATGCTGGTGTTACATCTATTGAAGGTGAAGTACGCGCACAGTTGTTGGAAGGTGTCGCAGCTGGTTATATCACTCCAGACTTCGTAATCACTACACCAAAAGTTAGCACTATCTCATCTAATGATAAAGCAAACCGTGTATTGCCTGCTGTAAAATTCTCAGCAACACTGCAAGGCGCTGTTCATAGTGTAACTGTTAATGGCCGCGTACAAGCGTAATAGGAGAATATAAATGGCAACTGCAATTAAAACATACGCACCAGATAAAGTAACAGTAGTATTTGGTGGTGCAATTCTCACAGGTTACGCAGAAGATTCATTCATTAAAATTGAAATGTCTACTGAAGCCTTTACTATGCACATTGGCGGTGATGGTGAAGTTAGCCGTACCCGTAATGTAGACCGTACTGGTAAAGTAACTGTCAAATTGAAGCAGACTTCAGATAGCAATGATATTCTGTCAGCTTTCTATACTGCTGACATTACAAGTTTACAAGGCTACCTTCCTATCATCGTTAAAGATAACGCTGGTCGTACTGTAGCTGCTGGATCATCTGCTTGGATTCAAAAACTTCCTGATACAGAGTTTGGTAAAGAAGTTGGCGAACGTGAGTGGATTCTTGATGTAGCTGACTTGGATTACTTTGTTGGTGGTAACATCTAAAATGTAAGTACGTAAAATAATCTGGGCTGACATAATAATAATAATGCAGCCCTTTCTTTAACAAGGGGAAACAAATGATCGAAAGTAAAGATATTGTCATCGGAGACAATGAATACTCCATCACAACTTTTACTGCTTCTAAGGGATTAAAATACCTGAAGCAATTGGTAAAGGTTTTAGCACCTAGCTTTGCTGCAATGGCAGAGTCAACTGGAACTGAACTCACTTCTACTGATATTAAAGACGCAATAGCAGACCAAACTATTCAGACAGGCTCTCTGTCTAAAGCAGTTAATCTGTTGGTCGATAATATGGATAAAGAAGATGTGGTTGAGCTTATCCAGAACCTAGTAGCGAGCTGCCGCTGCAACAATAAAGATATTAACTTCAATACGCAATTCGCAGGAAACTACGGAGAGTTGATGCAGCTTCTTTTGGAAGTCTGTACGTACAACTATGCGTCAGTTTTTCAAGCAGGCGGTTTCAGCTTCGCCGCCTAGCCAGTGATAATTCGGGTGTTAGCAAGGAAGTCGCTGAAAAGTCAGATTTAGATATGATGATTTGGAGACCAATCCTCTGCGGGATGGCTACTTACACAGACGTAGCAAATATGTCAGTTTCGGAAATTTACGACCTTCACGAAGCACTCGACATAAAAGAAGCACTCGAAAAAGAAGCTCACGAAAAAGCTAAAAACAATAAGGGTTAGCAATGGCTGGTGTAAAGATTGCAGATTTGTATGCTCAGATTGGAGTCAAAGTTGATTCCTCTAAGCTGCAAACCTTTCTAATTAAATTATCCGCAGTAAAAATGCGGGTAAACCAGCTATCTGCTGCCTTGAATAACGCTAACCGTTCCATGAGTAACTCCTATGGGATGCAGTCTGCTGCTGAACGCTTAAAAGCTGCACAGCAAAGAACTATTGCAGCTCAGTACAATGCACAGGCCGCTGCATCCAGAGCCGCAGCTGCGGCTGCTAGAGCTGCTAATGTAGCCAATCGCCCAACCAGTCAAAGGCAACCATCTCGTGCCAGAGTTAGTATGGGTAGTGGTGGCATGGGAATGTCTGGTCTTATGGCTGCTCCAGCCAGCTTAGTAGCATCTCTTGGTGGTGTCTACGCACTAACCAGCAGTTTCGTCAATGTAAACAAACAAGTCGGTAACTTTAGAGCAGGTATGTTGCTCAGTTCCAGTTCTGCTGCCGAAGCCTCTGGTCAGATTGCTTGGTTAAAAACTAAAGCCTCAGAGTTAGGTATTGCATACAGAGGTGCAACACAAGACTTCACACAATTCAGTGCAACTACTTCTGCGATGGGCGCTACACAGTCCCAGACGCGGGTAATGTACAACGATATTATGAAGATTCAAACTGCTTTGGCGATGACTCCAGACCAAGCAGAAGGTATGACTCGTGCTTTAACTCAGATGGTGAGTAAGGGCAAGGTTATGTCTGAAGAATTAAAAGGACAGTTGGCAGAGCGCGTTCCCGGTGCTGTAGCAATCATGGCGAAAGCTATGGGTAAGACTGTTCCAGAATTGTTTGAGATGATGAAAGATGGTGCATTGAATGCAACCGAAGCTGTTCCAAAGTTCTTGGAAGTGTACGCCAAACTAGCACAAGATTCCGGTGCATTGAAAGAAGCGCAAGGCGGTCTAGCATTCTCAATTAATAATTTAGATACTGCATGGTTTCAGCTGATGGAAACATTAGGTGACATGGGTATAAAAGATTTACTGAAGGGCGCATTAGACTGGCTGACAGCTAAATTGAACTACCTAGTTAAGAATTCTGCGGACATTAAAATAATGTTCGTGGATATGTATGATAACACTATGAAACTCGCTGATAGTTTTATTAAGTGGGGAACTATACTAGGCGTATTCGCTATTGCTATGGGGGTTGCTGCTTTAGCTGTATGGGTAATGAATGGTGGTTTATACGCCATGCTAGGAGCTGGATTATCCAGACTGATTGGTTTTTTTGTATCATTAGGTACTTCAACTGCGTTTGCAGCAGGTGGTTTCTGGGCGATGTTGTTACCTGTTCTTGCCCTTGGATTATTGTTAGCATCATTTTTTCTAATCTGGCAGGATTTAACTTCAACTGACAGTTGGTTATTAAATTGGTCAAATGACGCGAATATACTACAAAAAGCAATTACTGGTTTGTATGATGCTTTCACCAAAATATTTGAAGTATCAGACCAAATAGCTGAGAGTAAATTTGGTAAAATTGTATCTAGCGTAATAACCTCCTCTAATGAAGCTGGTAACAGTGGTGTTGGTGCTGGTGGTCGTATAGGTTTAACAACTTCCCAAAGAGCAGCCGCCGGTTCAGGGTCTACTACTAACTCTGGTGGAAATCTTAATATTGGCGTATATAATGCTAAAGCTGGAGAGACACCTGCTGACACTGGAAAGGGTTTTAGAATGCAGGGTATACCGCAAGCATCTCTTGGAAATACGGCAGCTAATTAATGGCAACTACATTATTCAATGAAGGTAAATCTGTAATACTTGTATTTGATGCTGCCTTAGAGTCAGCAAGAGATTACAGTGCGAAAGTAACTTCACATCCTGTAGAAACTGGTGTGGAGATTGCTGACCATGTAACACTGGAAAATCCTAAGTTTACTCTTAAAGGTGTTGTGTCTGATGCTGCTTTCTTAACTCCATTTGAACAGATAGCATCTTTTGCTAATAGGGCTGCTAGTGGTATTACAAGTGCAATTGCTTCTACACAAGTTGGTGCGTCTGCATTAAAAAGTCTCGGTATTGATATTGTAGCTAAAGATAGTCGTGCAATGAGTGCATATCAAGATTTACAATTTTTATACAGGGAGAGAAAATTTCTTACATTACAGTTTGGTGATGAGCCGCCATACAATAACTTAATATTGACAAAACTGAATGTCCCTAAAGATAAAAATATTGGTTCTGCATTTATATTTGACTTAGAGTTTGAACAGATTCGTGTTGTTTCCAGCCGGTATACTACAGTTGTTGCTAAACGTGTAGCTAAACCTATTGAAGAAGGCTTATCCGGTAAGAAGAATAAAGGTGGTTCAGGTGGTGGTGCATTTCAAGTCAGACCAGAAGAAGCCTCAGTAAATAAGATTGTAGATTCAGCTAAACAAATTGTTGCTCCACTACAAGAGGCTGTTAGTAAAGGTACAAGTGGCGGTAGTCTAATTAGAAAGGCTGTACAATGATTAACATAACGCCTAGAGCATATCCAGATATGACAACACCTATTACATATAGAGATGTTGTTGTTAAACTTACCACACGTTGGAATGTTCGTGAGCAGGCTTGGTATCTAAGTATTGCAGATAGTCAAGGTGTACCACTAATATCCAGTTTCAAGATGACACAGACAGCAAACGTAACTGCAAGAAACACATTAGCATACTTCGATCTTTTTGATGTATATGTTGTTAATGATAAGACCAATCAGGATCGTCCTGTATTTGAAGATATGGGATTGAATCTCCGTATTGCATTTGTTGATAAAGAAGAAACAGTAGCAGTACAGGCTGCTTTCCCAAACTCGATTATATATAAGTAATGGCACAACTATTTGATAGAGGTTATAGACTTGTTGTTGGCGATAAAGTTGGCGGCACTGCTATTGAGTTCACTGACTTACAGATTACTTTTTCTGTAGACAAGTCAAATGAAGTTCACGCGGACAAGTGCGACCTCAATATATATAATGTATCTCCTGACTCAATTAAGAACTTTCTAATAGAAGATAACATTGTCGAGCTGTACGCTGGTTATGGTACAGAAATAAACCTTATATTTGTTGGTCAAATTGATATTGTCTCTACAGAGTTAAATGGTGCTGATATTGTTGTTAAGATGACTTTCTCTGATGGTCGTGTTTCTATGGTTGAAACCTCAGTTGACAAACACTTCCCAGCTGGTTCAACTCTTGACCAAGTTTTACGTTCGCTATCTAATAGTATGGGATTTTCCTACTCCAGCAACAACGGTACGTATCCACAAGGTACTGGTCTGACATACGTTTACCCAAGGGGTGTGTCTGTTAGTGGAAATGTTAAGCAGTGGATTGACACAACTATAAAAGGACATGATCTTCATTACTTTGTCAATAACAAAATAGCATACGCTGTCCCAGTTAATTCTCCTATTGGTTCTGAAGTTGCAAATGTATTCACACCAGAAACAGGTTTAATTGGTAGCCCAAATAAGAAGAATGTTGTATCCAAGATAAATAAGAAAAAGAAATCTAAAGATGTTCGTGAAGGTATAGAGTTTAGGACGTTGCTGGCTAATGACGTTGCTATTGGAACATTGGTTCAAGTTAAAAGTAGATTTGTTGATGGCCTTTATCAAGTCACTAAAGTAAAACATCAGGGTGACTATCGTGGAGACCAATGGTTCTCTGATATAGAAGGTATCCTTCCAGTAACAGCTACAGAGACAAAAACCGTATTTAATAAATATGTTAAAGGCGGTGGTACTGACATAGTGGATATAAACCAATAATGGCATCAGACTCAGAAGTTATCTACGCACACATCCGGTCTGCAATGGCAGATCAGCATACCTCTATACCAGCTGTAGTTGTATCGTTTGATGGTGTATCTGTTACTGTCAAGGCTGATATTAACCAGAAACAATCTGATGGTACAACTTTAGAGCGTGGAGAAATTGTAAAAGTTCCTGTTCAGTTTGCAGGAACGTCTGATACGATAATGGCGTACCCACTGAAGTCTGGACACACAGGTATGTTAGTGTTTCAGGAACGCTCTATGGATGAGTGGGTTACTCAGGGTGAGAACAATACAGCAACAGTTGCAGCACAAGACAGGCGTATGCACGATTATAATGATTGTGTGTTTGTTCCCGGTGTAGCACCCCACGCAAAAGCTAAGTCTAGTGGTGTAGGCCACAATTTTCCTCACGACCCACAGAATGATACAGTTATCAAACACAACATAGGTACTACTGCTGAGTGCATGGTGAAACTGGGTGTTGATGGTGCAATTACTATTCAGAACCAATTTAATACTATGAGCTTGGATGCTGCTGGAAAATTAACAATTACGTGTAAAGACCTAGAAGTTAATTCAGAAACTAACGCTGTTATAAACTGTGTTGATGCTATGGTTACTGCTAGTGGTGACTGTGATCTTGATGCAGTTAATGTAGCTATAACTAGCACGACACTAAAACATAATGGAGTAAATGTTGGGGCGACACATACACATGGTGGGGTATTTCCCGGTGTTGCAAATACGAGTACACCAAACTGATGACTGATATAAAAATAAATACTCAGACAAATGATTTAGAACTCATTAATAACACTGATATTCAACTAACGTCTACCGCAGTTGAAGGCTTGGCTCAGAGGTTATTCATTAAGCTAAAAATGTTTATAAACAACTACTTCCTTGATATGGATTTCGGTATACCATATTACGAGCAGGTATTTGTAAAGGGTACTACAAAGAAACTTCTTGACGCTATATTCAAACGTGCCATATACGATACCCCTGATGTTGGTGCTATTGTAAATTATAGGTCAGAGTTTGATAGGAATAATAGAATTTACATACCACAATTTACAGTTATATCTGCTGAAGGAAATTCAGCAAAGGTTAAGGTAATATAATGTCTGGAATAACAAATACAGGTTTCGTATCTAAAAGGCTACCAGATATTCTTGATAGTCTTAGAACTAATGCTCGTAATCGTTTCGGTAACACAGTAAATGTGCAGCCAGATAGTGTGCTTGGACAGTTGTTTGATACTACTTCTGCTGAGATTGCTACACTCTGGGAAACCATTGAAGCAACGTATGCAAGTAGAGACCCTGCTGTTGCAGAGGATATTCTATTAGACACTCTAGTATATCTTAATGGGTTGACTAGGAAGCCAAAAGATTTTGGTTCTGTAATAGTAACACCATACGACACTGGTTATCCATCTTTAACTACAATACCAGCTGGTACTATAATTACTGAAGTTAATACTGGAAAAGTTTTTACTACCGACACAGCTTCTACAGCAAGTTTATCTGCATGTACTCTTGTATCAATAAACGATGCTGGAGGGTATGTTATTACTGTTGGTGATGTATGGTCTATAACTATTGATGGCTATACTATGTCATATACTGTACTCAGTGGTGATACTAGTACAGAGGCTAGGATTGGTTTAGCAGCAGCAGTAAACGCAGCCACAGCAATAACTGGTTGGGCTGCTATAGATTTTTATGGTGTCTTATGTTATTCACTTAATGATGTTGCCTCTAATGTGTCTGCGTCCATAACAGGTGGGTACGAGGAGTATTCTGCTCTAGGTTTAGCAGTTCGTGCTACGCCTATTGTTTTTGATACTATTGAATTTCCAATGCTTACAAATTTTAATATCAGTGGTAGTTACGTAAATGTTCCAGTTGCAGTAAACATAACACCATCTATAGCTGGTACTGATATTGAGAGTGATGTTGAATTACGCTTGCGTAGGCAGCAAAGTTTATCTTACGCAGGTACAAGCACACTTGAGAGTATTGTTGCTAAAGTAAGAGCATTGTCTGGTGTTACATCTACTGTAGGTTATGAGAATACATCTAATACTACAGACTCATACTCACGCCCAGCTAAATCTTTTGAAATAGTTGTAAAAGGTGGTATAAACGCAGATATTGCTAAAGTAATATATGATTTTAAGCCTGCCGGTATAGAGACAACTTTTGGTAATAACGCTGTTAGTAATATTACTGTAGCTGTACCAGATGAGAATGGAACAAACCATGATATAAAGTTTTCTAAGGCATCGCCTACATATCTGCATATTAGATTGGATTACTCAACTTATGATGAGGAACGATTCTTAGATTCTGGTGCTAATGAGATTAAGCAGAGGATGTACGACTTTTCTAATAGTGGAGAATTTCAGATTGGTAAAGATGTTATACCACAAAGGTTCTTCGGTAGCATATATGAAGGTGTCGGTGGATTACAGTCTCTATCAATGAAACTTGATACTACAGCGTTATCTGCTACTACTCCAACTTATATTGTCGATACTGTTATACCAACAGGAATACGAGAATATGTTGTATTGCCTATGGACAACATACTCGTGTGTAGAAAGTTTGATTATACTGTAGCTGTTGTCAATTCAAATCAGAATGTAACTGTAAATATTCTTGATATACCTAAAATTGCTGTTGGAGATACTATATACTTTGGTCTTGAGACAACTGGGTATATTGTTGATTCTATTTCTGGTACTACTGTAAGACTTACAGTTGCATATGCTGGTGCTACAAACGCTTCTCAAACTTTAGTTATAAGACGAGACTATTAAAATGGTAATAGTTAAAGACCCAGATTTGGCTTTAACACCACTTCTTAGGTTTTCTCCACAATTCTATAATGAAGACATAACTAAACCAGACTTGATATTAAAACAAAATATTGAGAATCTTGTTCGTGTATTCTGTGATGAGTTGCAGGAACTAGAGAATGCTATTGTTGATGTTATGTACGAGCTTGAGCTGGATACTGTGTCAGGTAGCTCTCTGGACGTTATTGGTAAACTCGTAGGTGCTCCTGATAGACAAAGCATGACTGATGCAGAGATGCGCACAGAAATAGACCTCCAAATTGCTATAAATACCAGCAAAGGTACTATTGATGACGTTGTTAAAGCTATTAAGAGAATAACTCGTTCAACTATAGTAGAATGGACAGAAGTATTTCCTGCTGCTATTGAGTTTACAGTAAACGGAAATAAGGCATCTCAGAAAGTTCTTGATCAGATAAACAAGGTTCTTTCAGCTGGTGTTGGATTTAGTATCAGTTATAGAGATGAAGTTGTAGGTGTATTTAATTTTGGTGATATAATAGGCTTATCACTTGAAAACTTCCAAGATGAATTTATCTGGAGGGCGTATAGTGATGTATTCAGTTGTAATGTTGTAAATGGCAACGCAGCTGTAACCATACCAGTAGGTAATAATACTCTGGGATCAGTTGGAGACATTGTTTACTTTGAGGGTGATTTGGCTACACCTTACGCGATAGCAAGTATTGGTGGTACAACTCTAACTCTTACAACTATATATGCGGGTGTTACTAAAGTAGGCGCACAACTATATATACCAAGAAACCAAGCTGTACTTGCAGGAACATTATCTGCAACAAATGGTAGTCCTAATGTAGTTGTTGGTGAGCTTAATCGTGTACAAGTTGGCGACACACTGTTTATTGATAATGCAGCTACAGGATACCCTGTTCTGTCAGTATCAGGTTATAACGTAACATTGACAACAAATTACCTTGGTGCTACTGCCGCTGGTTTGACCAGTTACGTAGTTCAACATAGTGGTGCGTTATCAGATTTATTAGTATTTATATAAGGGGAATAAAATGGGTAATGTAGTAAGACCTTCGGTTAGCACTGAATGGGCATCAGCAGCATCTCTGAATAATGGTGCTAACGTAACAGCTAATAAAGTAGAGCCTACAGCAACGCATAAGTCTGTTGGGTATGGTTATCCAGAACAACCAGCACGTAACCATACAAACTGGTGGATGAACTCTGTATATCAATGGATAGATTATATTGATTCATGGATTACCAAGTGGGGTTCTATCAATAAGAATTTTGCTATGAATGATGTTCTTACTACAGGACTAACGTTTGCCTACAACGCCGGTAAAGTATCTGTTGCTGTATTCACTAATCTTAGTGCTGCTGCTGGAACACTTACATTAGGAGATGGAGATGGTACATATAGTATTTATTTTGACTGTATAGATAGTACGGTTAAAAAACTGGTTTCAACTGTTCCTACTAGCACTGACACAATTGTCCCATTATATTCTGTACCTGTTGTTGCTGGTGTGATTGATACAGCTAACATTGTAGACCTACGAACATTCAATACAATTCGTAAAGCATCTTCTGCTGAAGTAGCTGCTGGTACAAACCAAGATAAGTACATAACACCATTTACTGCAACTGCATTGGCTTTGTTAGCGGCTACTACTTCTGTATTTGGTAAAGTACGTTTAGCCGACTCAACAGACGTTTCTAACCAAACTGGTGATGACGTTCTTACAGCAGGTTCATTAGCATTTCCTGAAATGCGTGGAAGCATATCTAAATATGGTACTGTACGTTTAGCTGATACATCTGACTTAGCCGCAAGAACAGGCGACGATGTATTAACTGCATCACACCTTAATGATTCTAATGCTCGTGCAACTACAGCGTTGTATGGTGTTACTAAACTTGCTGATAACACAGACTTAGCATTAGCTAATCGTGCTGGAAACAATGATGTTCTTACTGCTGCAAGTTTAACGCAAACAAATATGCAGGCTATTGAAACTGCACCCGGTGTTATTGCACTAGCAACACAGGCAGAAGTTAATGGCGCTCTATCTAGCAACAAAGCAGTAACTCCAGCAACGCTTATGGGAACACCACCAACATGTAAGTTGTGGGTTTCATTTAAAGGTCAGGCTAGTAATGGGGCTTGTATAATAAACTCAAACTTTAATGTTTCCTCTGTTAGTCGAATAGCGCAAGGTAGATACACAATAACATTCTATAATAACTTAGCACATGCTGACTATTGTGTGGTATTTGGTAATACTGCCGGTCAAGGTGGAACTAATGGTAGTGTATATGCCTCTGGTGGTTGGGATAACCCACCTACAGATAAAACTACAACTACACTAACAGTATCCTTTGGTAATGGCTCAGATTACAGAGATTGTTACGAGATGAATGTTTCTATTTTCGGGTAACAGTCATGCACAGCACAAATAAAAAATCACACCAATTAAACGCATTACTATCAAATAGAACACCATGTAGTTCAATCAGTTGCAAAACTGCTATTGACAAATTAAAAGCTGTAAAGGATATAAAATCATGCAGATTGAGGAAATAATGAAATTCGGTGGTGCAGCTGCTACTCTACTTGGTACTGCCATAGCCGCTATTATTCGTTCAAAGAAAGCTAAGGAAGATCAGGATGACGAAGTTGATGTAGCGTCCCTTGCAAAGGAAATGAAAGAATTACAGCTTATACTTCACAATTTAAAAAGCGATGTACATGGTAAACATACACTCCAGTTAGACCATATAGAAGAAGATGTTACTAGGTTGTTTGATAAGACAGATAAACTAACTGACATACTCATTGCTTATTTTTCTAAACAATCTAACAAGTAAGGTGCAGTATGACAACTATAGCTTATCGTGATGGTTTAATGGTTGGTGACGGTAGACTCTGTGCAGATACACATATTCTCACAGACCGTTATGTTAAAGTACGAGATTGCGGTAAGTTTATAGTTGGGTTAGCAGGTAACGCGGAGAGTTTTGAAGACGTATGGAAATGGTATAAGAACGGTTGTAAGGTTAAGAGTAAGCCGAAAGGAAGTTATGAGACATTGGCTTATGAGAAATCAACTGGTAAACTCCACACATACGAAATGAAAGGAAAGTCAAAAGTAGTATTACCTAGTGATGAACCAGCTGCAATAGGTGCAGGAGCAGATTATGCAAGAGTTGCAATGGGGTGCGGAAAAACAGCTCTTGAAGCAGTTAAACTCGCTGAACGATTCAATTCTGATACTGGTGGTGAGTCAACTATTATTGCGTGTACTATTCCAGTTAAAAATAAGGCCAGAACAAAATAGTTCCAGCCTTTAAGGTTTCCCCCGCCGTTTGGCGTTTTATAGCCAGCCTCTTATTGGGCTGGTTTTTTTATGGTTGTCAGCCTAACTCTGCCATTGCGTCATGGTACTGCCTTGCTTCGTCTTCTGTAGGTTGTCTGAAATCTCCTGTGTGAACATCGTAGTACAATGCAACACGACCAGTTCGACCAAACGCCCTATCCTCCAGTAACACCAGTGCTGATGTGTTGCGAATAATATCAGGCAGATCATCTGACTTATTTCGCTCCAAACCAATCATATAATAACACGCCCGCATCATTGCACGACTACCAGTGAACTGATTTGATTCTACCTTACCACCTTTTTCATGAGGTGTTCCTGATGCTGGTGATTTCAAGTGGCAGAAAATGTAATATGTAAAACCCAAGTCTTTTGACATGGTGCTGATAGCATCTGCAATACGCTCTAACTCAGTGTTAGCATCTGCTGATGCCATACCAGCTGTCAGTCGGGTCAGTGGGTCAATGAAAACATCCTTGCAACCTTTCACAGTTACAGCATAGCGGATTTTCTCAGCAACATCTTCCCAAGAGGCAGCGCCATAATTGTTGTAGTATATAACTCTGTCACCGATACTGTCAACAGCTTTCTCCAGCTCATCCTCTGTAAAGTAGGTGTGCTTCAGATTTTCAGGGATTACTTCACCCCAAACATCTACATCACCACCAGCAGTTTTGAATAGTACCTTCTCTGGGTTATGGAACTGTTTGTGTGAGAGTTTACCAGCCAGCTTCTTACAGGTAATAGCAGGTTCTTCCTCAAACTTAAACACAGCAGGCGGTGCATCTTCTGTCTTGAGAATAAAATCAACCATCTCATTAAGCAACTCAGACTTACCCTGCTTCACACCAGCACCAAAATAGAAACCCTCTCCTAATCGTCTACCGAGAGTTTTCTTTGTCAACTCAGGCCAAGGGAACGGCCTACCCAAAGCAGGCATCTTGATCGCATCATGGCGAATCTGACTATGCTCAATAAACCCAGCAACGCTGTAATCCTTCGGCATAGTGAACGCCCAGAACAGCTCTCTACCACGTCCCTGCTTCAACAGATCATTAGGGTCGTACTCAGGTGGCAACGCACACACTTTGATGTTTGATTCGCCCAGATAATCAGCTACAGCCTTCAGAGCCTCCTGCCCCTTCATAACCCCTTTATGACGTTGTGCATCTGTGGCAGCGTCATTGTCAAAGGCAATTACAGTTGTCTCAAACTGCTTCAGATACTCCTGATTGATACGGGCAGAGATGTGCTGGACAGCGTTTACTGTACCGAAACCGATACTCACAGTAACCGGAAATGGCATATCCTTTTTGTAGTTCTCCAGCAATGCCTCCATACAGGCCGCTGCATCAAACTCACCTTCTGTAATGACAACCTTCGCCTTACCTTTAGAAGCTGCCATTTGCAGTTTACCAGTGGTAGAGTTACGCAGGACTGCTCCAAACAGCAAACAGTTTACGTCAATATCACCGATAGAGGTGTAGGTGGATTTAGCACCAGCATTCTCTGCTGACTTACGTTTGAAGCCAACCAACACAGGTGCGCCATCTGTCAGTTTGTAGTATGGGAAGTAGTATGCAACTGTATCCCCAAACTCGTCTACCCGTGTGCGAATGCCTAGTGCCGCTGCGACTCGTGCTGAGATACCTCGTGATGGGACTGCTTTGAATGGGTTAGACAGGGCGAGTATGTCTTCAACTGTTTCTATATGATAAGTGTGTGGCTCTGTTACCATTACTTTTTCCTTATATTGTTTATCTTTCTTGAAATAACCGCTATCAAGTTTGCTCACTATAAAACCTCCAACTGGTTGTTAGCTCGACCATACTACCACAATCTCAACTATAGTCAATAGGTTGTATATTCCAGAGTGTGATATAAACCAACTATTTTGTATAGGTATTATTTGGACAATAGTATATCTTTGACAATGGGTTGCTGACCCTGCCAGTCTGACGCAAGCTGTTCATTAAACTGTTGTGTTCACTAATAATGAACGTTTCAGCATTTGTTGAACAGGTAGATAATAGTGAAAGGTATCTTATCAGGACATAGTTTATAGTCTTACCGGACTACCCTCCAACCGAGTACGCCTACTCAGCAGGTCAGCATAAGCCTGTTTAATCCCAAGGTGGTCTACTACACCCTGTCATACTCCCATTGTCAATCCACACCAGTCATTACAACAGTGTTTACCGCTGATTGCTTTCGTTCTCAGCCGTGGAGCATACCCTTAACCTTTGTATGGTCTATTGTGCGTACTGCAACCAGAACAGTGTCACCAACCCGAAGATCGCGCAGTAGAGAGTGTACCACAGAATATCCAGAAGTCAACAGGTTTGTTACAAACTGACCCCATTTGTTTATAACTGGAGGTAATATGGAACAGTGTAGCCGTTGAATGGAAAAATAACTGTTGACTTCAGTGGCGGTTTGAGTTAGTATATCCCTTTATCAATGGAGCAATTATAGTGGTTGATATTACAATGTGTCGGAATATGGTATGTCCATTAAAAACTACATGTTACAGACAGACTGCTTCCGCTAGTTCTTGGCAGAGTATGACAGTGTTTGACTACTGTACTGAACCATCTGGAGAGGTATCTTGTGAGTATTACTGTAAAGATGACATGAAAGAATCTGAAATATATATGTTTACAGTTAAATAAACCTTGCAATTTTACCCAACACCAGTTATAATCAGCAGGTATTAAAGATATGGGACAAACAAGATTAAGTTCATTCATAGAGGCTTGGGTAAATGTCTTTATTGGATTTGGAATTAACTTTGTAGCAAACATGGTAATACTACCATACTTTGGGTTTGTTGGTTTAACTTTAGCAGCAAACTTTCAAATAGGTCTTGTGTTTACTGTGATAAGTGTGGTAAGATCGTATGTAGTTCGCAGGTGGTTTAATGCAAAAATACATAGGCTTGCTGAAATATGTGCAATAACAGTTTCTAAACAACAAGAGGTACTACAATGAAAACAAAGACTACAGCAGATACAATCAACATCACTGTTGCGTTTCTGCATAATGACAAGCAGTACGCTGGTGTTACTCTCCATAATGGTGTAAACTTGAGTGTAAATGATAGCCTGTGCCTTGAGACACTATCTTTCGGCAATACAGAAAATCCCCCAAAGTGCATCTTGTTACAGGGTGTGACTGGTATTGTAATTGATAGCTTACCACATCGGCCATATCTACAACTAAAGCCAACAGCGTAGTAATACTGAACAAATAAAACCGTTTGTCGGCCAAGTAAGTTGGAGTCAAAGCTGGAGTCGTAACCAGCAAACCATTTAACTGGAGAATACTATGAAAACACAAAGACGTATTAGCCCGATCATGCAACGCAGTATTGACCGTGGTGATATTTATATTGTAGCTGGTACACACTACTGTGGTAAACCACCAGTGTATCGTAATGTGGAAACTCGTATTGGTTTTCCTGCTCGCTTTCTGAAAGTAGAAGCTGGTATCCCATTCGTTAAATCAATCAAACAAGCAGCATAAGAGGTAGTTATGACAGAACCACAAAAAGAAAAGAAAAAGTATGATGATGGTACACTCAGTACAAATCATTTGATTGTAGAATCTGCAAAGTACAACACACCAATCAAGAAACTGGATGGTTCAACATACAATGCAGCACGTATCATGTGTACTGGTGATTTTGGCAGTAAGGAAATTAAAATATCTGAAAAGGTATTAGCAGTACCATTTCGTGCAGCCCTTGCTAAACAGGTGAAGGATGTTTGTGATGCATTCAAGATTGCATTTGCAAATGATGCCACTCTGGAAATTACCTACGTCAGCAAGTACAACGCTGCAACAGGTTATTGGGATGCCGAGTCTCTTGAAGTGGGTAAACATGGTCGGCAGGGTTTGAGTAATCCAAACGGTAACTCTAATCAATCATCTGGTTCAACATCAGGGAGTGGCGGTTACAACAATGCTGATGCACAGGCTGGTCAGGTAATTAACATTGCTGTTGCTATGTGTCAAGCCAATGCAGGTAAAGCTGGTTTTACAATGGAAGACGTTGTGAACAAAGCTACTACTATTGTAGACGCATATAAAGCTGGTAAGGATGCAATCAAAGCATTGCTCGCTGGTAAAGAGTCTGCACAACCCCAACCGCAGAAAGCACCTTCTGAAATTCCAGTTGATACTGATGCAGATGGTAACGATATGTCTGGTGAAGCAGGTGTTGACGCTGATAGTTTTCCCTTTTAACATTCATGGTGTGGTCGCACTGCATAAGTAGTGTCCTCCAAACAGTACGCCCCAGCTGTTGACCAAAAGTGGGGTAACTAATTAACTACAGGATATAACTGATGGAAGAAGATGTAGTAGTACAGTATAAACCTGATGACTTCATTTGGGATAGACAATTCTGGTTATCGCGCCAGTGGAATCAAGATACACTTCACAGATATGTAATTGAGAAGACAAAACAAGACTTTGGTATTACCTAATGAGTAATTTACATTACGAAGTGTGGGGTACACACTATGCCTAAGACAGTGTTGTTATATGACGGTGACTTCCTTCGATACGCTATCGGTTTCGCCCATGAAAAGTTTGTCGTGAAATATGGTAACGATGAGATGTTTCGTGATAGCTCAATGCTGAAATGCAAAGAGTTTATTGCTGGTTGCGGAATTTCTCCAGAGCAGATTGACATTAGCAAAGAGGCTGGTGAAGTCCCACACTGCCTTGCATCTGCTAAACGTGCTATTCAAGGTGCTATCAAAAACACCAAAGCTGATTCAGTTGTTATTTATCTCAGTGGCGCAACTAACTTCAGGACTAAAGTAGCCAAGCAGAAAGAGTATAAAGGCAACCGAAAGAAGATGGTTAAACCACTTCTGTATGACGCACTGACGAAATATCTGGTTGAGAATTGCGGTGCTATTACTACTGAAGGTTTCGAGGCTGATGATGCGCTTGCAATACGCGCTCTGGAGCTACTGGAGAGGGGTGATGTACCTATCATTGCAACAGCTGATAAAGACCTCTCGCAACTGCCTGTGCAGGTTTACAATGTCCAGACATTCATTATACAGGATATTCCAACAAATCCGTTCGGGGAGTTAATACTGAAACCGCAAGGTACAGGAGCTACTCTGAAAGGTTATGGTGTGATATTCTTCTATGCCCAGATGCTAACTGGAGATGTGGTGGATAACATTGGCGGTTGTCACAGAATTGGTGCTAAGAAAGCATTTGATCTGTTAAGCCAGTGTGAGACAGAAGAAGAATGTCAGCAGGTTGTGGAAGCTGAATACCTCAGAGTATATGGTGATGAGCTGGTAGAACGTACTGCGTGGGATGGTACAACCTATCTAGGCAATCACAAAACATTTATGTTGGAAACTGGTAAGCTGTTATGGATGCTTCGGAAGCGGCCTAACAAAGATGGAACCCACATTTGGAAACCTTGGTTTGAGGTAGATACTTAATGAGTTTAGACAAAGCAATACTTCATGGTAAAGAAAACAGGCAGCAGTATAAAGGAGCTAAACTAATAGACAATAGTTGCCGTAATGGTAAAGATTGCCCGTGGTGTACAAGAAATAGAAAGTTTGCTAAAATTAGACAGCAACCAGCACAACAAGAGGATACAACAGATGCAAAGTAACGCAGACAAAGTAGCACGTATGACAGCTTGTTGGGGACAGGAAATACCACTGTACCCGAAGGCTATGGATAGATCAACTCAGATTTTGCGTATCAAACTTATTACTGAAGAATTTAATGAGGTAATGGAGGCATTTGAAACAGGTCAGAGTATTCCTGAAGTTGCCAAGGAGCTAGTGGATTTACTGGTAGTTACTTATGGAACACTTCTGGCGATGGGTGTTAATCCCGATGCTGCGTTTGATCTGGTGCATAAGAGTAATATGAGTAAGCTGGACAATGATGGCAAGCCAGTGTTCAGGGCAGATGGTAAGGTGTTGAAGGGTGAAAACTATCGCCCACCAGCAATGGCGGCTATTCTAGGTGTTCCTAATTTCTGATTGGAAGTAAAAATGAACAAAGTAACTATTGTATTGCCTTTAGATGTGGTATATAATATCCGTAAGAAAGATGGAAAGGTTAGTAAGTTTATACTGAACCTAAACAATTACCGCAACACTCACCGAAGGATACTACATGATGCAAAAGTCGCGTACGAAAAGTTAATAATTGACTTGATTCCTGATGATGCAAAGGATATACTCTACGGTAAGAAAATCAGGATAGCTTTCAAGTATTACGCAGCAAGTGCTAGATTGATTGACGTTAGTAACCCTGTTGCTATATTGGAGAAGTTCGCAGTAGACGCAATAGTAAATGCTGGAGTTATTACTGATGATAATTATACAGTTATAGTTGGTAGTGATGGTTGGACTTACATGGGTGTGGACAAACACAACCCAAGATGTGAACTCATTTTATATACTGTGGAGAAATGAAATATGAAGTGGTCAGTTGAACGACTTAAACATGCTTGTATCGCACCAAAAGTTGCAACGTATGATTGTGAACCAAACTCATCTGCTGGTTATGCCGCTAAATTAACAAACCCAGAAATCTTCAAGTTTGAGGCAATATCAATTGGTGATGCTGGTGGTCAGGCATTTATTGTACCATTAGACGAAAGCTGTAAAGAAACCGCAGAATATATTTTGAGAGCTATTGCAGCTTACACTGGAGAATAACAATGAAGTGGACACCAGAAATTGTAGCAGAAATGAATAGTTTGTTTGCATCAGGTTTTACTGGTGTTCAAGTTGCAGAAGAACTGACTGCCTCAACAGGTACAAAGTTTACAGCCAGTGCAGTCAGGAATGCTGTACTCTATTACAAAACTGCTGATGAGCATGAAGAAGATTCATCTGTGCGTAATCTGATTGAGAAACGCCGCAGCCAAAACATCACACGCAATGTTCGTCGGGATTTGAACAAGGTTGTGGATGTTCATTTGCAGGTTGAGGATGTATTGAAGTCAATCAAGTTAGCCAGTAGTACCATTAACAAAACTAAACCAGTTAAAGTTGTACCAACAACTACAGCTAAAGGCGTTCACATGACTGCTGAGTTGCTGTTTTCTGATTTGCAAATTGGTAAGTTAATGCCAAACTATAATACACAAATTGCTATTAAACGTGTGAAGGCGTACACTCAGGCAGCTCTGTTTAAGATAAAACAGCATCAGAAGTCAGGCTATATATTTGACAAGATTGTGTTGGCATTGATTGGTGATATTATTGAGTCTGATAAGAAACACGCTAACTCTGGCCGCGCTTGTGACAGCGGTACAGCAGAGCAATTAGCTACAGCACAAGAGATTATTTTCCTCCATGTAATTGAACCACTAGCACTGCTTGGTATCCCTATGGATATTGTTATGGTGACTGGTAATCACGACCATGACGGACATGGTTTGAATATGTTTGAGCCGGGGAAAAACCATCTGAGCTGGCCTATGTTTCACGCTCTCAAGTACTTCACAGAGTTTCGTGGATACAAACACGTTAAGAGTTTCATACCAATTGGTTGTTTTCATATCCATCAGATTTACGGTCACAACGTATTGTATGAACATGGTGTTGGTGTTAGTACTTCTGAGGCATCACTGAAGGGTCGTAGACAGGCTCGTTCACAACAAACACGCAAGATGATTACTTATTTTCGTATGGGTGATAAACACAATATTTCTCGCTTCAATGAAGACACATTGGTTGTTAATGGTGCATTCTTTGGCTCTGACACTGAAGGAACAGAATACAGCGGTATCAGTGGTTATGAAGCAGATGCAGGACAGATTATGTTCTTCCATGTACCTCGTGAAGATGACCGCCGCCTAACTATTTACGACTCATTCGTAATTCAACTTGCCCATATCGTTTAAGAGGAGTATAATATGCTGGTAGGTATTTGTGGATTAGCTGGACATGGTAAATCAACAGTTGCTAGATACTTAGCAGCAGAGTTGAACATTCGTACTTATGCTTTAGCTAGTCCGATCAAACAGTTTTTCAAGAGTTTGTTTCTGTGGGATAACGAGCATCTATATGGGGAGTTGAAGGAGACTGCTGTTGTTACTCCCTTTGTTTCAGCCAATGAGATTGTTTCTGCTTTGCGTACAGCTAAAATACCACTGGAAGAATACTACGTGCTGATGAACTTCATTCAAGAGTTCAAACAGTTTGTCCATGAAGAAACAGCCTTCGACGGATATGCTGCGACCCAGTATAAAATTTCACCGCGTAAGGCTATGCAGTTGTTTGGTACAGAGGTTTGTCGTAGTATTGATGATACAGTCTGGTTGCAGTGTGCTAGTAACGCTATGAATGATACAAAAAATAAAAGTTTAATTATTGAGGATGTTCGGTTTGAAAATGAAGCAGAATTTGTTTGTAATCAAGGTGTGCTTATATACGTTAGTCGTCAGGGTGGTGCAGCTGCTCTCAATCATAGTAGCGAAATGCTCGACTGTGGAAAATGGGCAGGCACGACAATAGAAAATAATTTAGGGCTTGTAGTGTTGAAACAAAGGTGTTATGATGTTGCTATGAACTTGAAAGAGTTGAAGTAAAGAACTGAGCGTTGCAGATAAAGTTGCTTATGCAGCAGCCCACTTGACAGGGTGAAATACGCGGTTATGTTTGTAAATGGAGAGCATCTTACCCTGCTGATTGGTAAGAAAGAGACCCTACGTGGTACAAGCTGCCTTAATACTTACCTCTAACGACAAGCACTACGTCAGGACGCTCACCAATTAACTAGAGAGGAAACAAAATGATTAAAAGTAATATGAACCAGCTCGGCAACGCAAAGAACCATTACCAGACAGATGTTAAAAGAGTATTAACTGTCTGTAGTGCTGGCCTGTTGCGTTCTCCAACCATTGCAAGTGTGTTGCACATGATGTATGGTTATAATGTACGCGCCTGTGGTGCTAACCCTGAGTATGCGCTTGTTCCAATCAGCACTGCACTAATCCATTGGGCAGACTTGATTATCTTTGCAGATCAGGAGCATTATGATGATGTTAAAGAGTATGTTGCACCAGACAAACCTTATATGATTCTTGAGCTACCAGACCGTTTTCCATATCGTAGCCCTGAGTTGATTGAGATTATTGAAGGTAAGCTGCTAAACTACATAGGATTGCCAGAGTAACAATAATACGCAATAGACCCCTTGACAGGGGTTTTTTAATCTATATAATGAACGAATTGAATCAGGAGGCCACCATATATGTCATACGCTGTAATAGATTTGGAAACCTCCATATATGAGTCGTTCAATCGTAAGGCCAACGCTTTCGATAGCCGTAACTACATTGTTGCAAATGGTCTCAAGTATCAAGACGGGCGTAAATTAGTCCTCCACAAACTCCGTGATGAGTCTCTGTTTCCTACTGGTTGGTTAAATGGTGTTACCTGTCTTGTCGGCCAGAACATCAAGTTTGATATGCAGTATATCTGGAGTCGCCCAGAGGTTCAGGAGTGGCTGAAGAACGGTGGCCGTATCTATGACACTATGTATGCAGAGTACCTCCTCACAGGGCAGCACCAGCGGTTTGAGAACGGTCAGGCTGAAGGGTTAGACTTGAACAGTTTAGCTCTGAAATACGGCGGCACAACCAAACCAGATATTATCAAGGAGTATTGGCAGAACGGTATACAGACTATTGATATTGACCAAGACGAGCTGCTTGAATATCTTGATGGTGATATTGTCAATACTGAGATTGTGTTCCTCGGCCAGATTAAAAAGTATGTACCTATGGGTATGACTAACACCATTAAAGCCCACATGGAAGGTTTGCTGTCCACAATAGAAATGGAAGTGAACGGTCTCGCTATAGATCAAGAAGTAGGCGAAGTCCACAGGGTAGAACTGGTAAAAGAGATTGCTGATATTGTGGCAGAACTCGATGTGAATATCCCAGCAGATTTGCCACCAGAGCTAGTGTGGAACTGGAACAGTGGTACACATCTATCTGCATTGTTCTTTGGTGGTAGACTGAAGTTTGCTCGACGTGTCCAGAAAACCAATGAAGATGGCAGCTTTCAATTTACTAAAGCAAAGGAGTCACGTTATGTTTGTCAGGATGAATCTACAATCACCGAGGCAGAGTTTGCGCTGTTATCTGATACTTCAAATCTTAAAGTCTATTCAGGCGGCAAGAAGGTTGGTCAGTTTGTAAAACGCAATGTTGAAATCGAAGGTGAGGCTAAATTCCACACAGTTGATATGTGGCATACAGTTCATGGTACTGTTTCCCCTCGTGCTGAGTGGCAGACTAAGAAAGAAGGTGTGTACCAGACTGATTCAAAGGTTAAAACTATTCTGGCCGCAGAAGGACACCCACTGGCAAAACTGATTCACCGCCTTGGTAAGATGACAAAGCTGTTGGCGTTCTATCGCTACACTGACAAAGACGGTAAAGAGAAAGGCTTGCTGACAATGATTCAGGAAGATGGCTTTATCCACCACAGACTGAATACCACAACAACCGTTACTGGTCGGCTGTCAAGTTCTGACCCAAACATGCAGCAATGCTTTGATGCGGAAACTGAAATATTGACTGAAGATGGTTTCATCCCGTTTCCTGTTTACTGTGGTGGTATGGAAGATATTCCTAGATGCGCCCAGTTTAATATGCGTAGTGGTAACGTGACGTGGATTTACCCTAAGAAGTTGATTGGTTATCCGTATACTGGTAATATGGTTCGTTACGTATCTGAGCATACTGATATGTTCTTAACTGAAGATCATCGCTGTGTTGTCAGTGTGAAAAGTGGTGGATGGGGATTCCTTAAGGCACGTTATCTCAATCACCCTAGAGGTTGGCAGTATAGCCATAACTATGTAAATGAAGATGGTCAGGGTAGAGTTATTGGTGAGACAGTTGACAAGTATGAGCTGTGCGAAACTATCGAAGTAGAAGATATGATGGTTTACTGTGTACAAGTTCCAGAGAGGGCAATTGTAGTTCGCCGCAATGGTAAAGTTTATATCAGCGGTAACTGCCCACGCTCTGACACTGGCAAAGTTCGTGAGATGTTTGTTAGTAGGTTTGGTGAAGATGGTTTAGTAGGAGAGATAGATTTTTCTCAGCTGGAAGTGCATGGTCAGGCCTTTCTGTCTGGTGATGAAAACATGATACGTGATGTGACTAATCGTGTAGACTTTCACTGTATGCGTGTTGCTGCAAAGATGAAAGAAGACTACGAATATGTTAAGGTTCGCTGTAAAGATGAATCCCATGAAGATCATAGGCTGTACAAGAGTTTGCGTACTGGTGCTAAATCGTTCTCATTCCAGCGGGCTTACGGTGCGTCTGTAGCAACCATCGCTGCTGATACTGGTATGGATATAAATGATGTTCAGGCATTGGCTGATAGTGAAGACATATTGTACCCTGCGGTTGGTGAATACAACAATGAAAACATCTCCAAGGTAAACTACTCTGCCAATAATTCTGGTGAGTGGATTACAACATTCGATCCAGAACGGGGTATTAGTGTTAAATATGGTATTGGCTACTTGACTTCACCTACTGGAAAGCGTTATAGTTTCGTTCAACAGGACGCACCAGCTTGGATGCAGGAGAGGCAGAAGAAACGTGATGCAATGAATGCTAAACGTGGGTTTGCTGTTAAGAAGTCATCTGCTAAAACTATTGCCCCGCAGCAGGTCAAGAACTATCCAGTACAAGGTTTCTGCGGGGAATTGATGATGAATGTGTGTGGTGCGTTATTCAGAGAGTTTCTGGCTAACAACCGCTGGGAAAACAAAGCGTTCTTGGTCAACACTGTGCATGACTGCGTATGGGTAGACTGCCACAAATCAGTAGCTAAAGAAGTTATATTGAAAGTGAAAGAAATCATGGAGCAAGCAGCACAAATTATGGAGCAACGGTACAAGATTAAAATTGATGTTCCCTTTTATGCTGAAGCAGAGATGGGATTAAACTTTTACAGAATGGAAGGACTACACTAATGACTAAACTATTATTCGACCCAAACCACTGTGTAGTGGCTATTGCAACTGAGGTAGATGGAGTACAGAAGTTTAACCTGTACGACCCAATGTATTTCAATTACTGTGCAGCAGTTTTAACTGGAGAAGCTGGATTAAATCCAGAAGAAACATTGCACCAGAAAGGATATTGTGGTATAATCGCTGACAAGTTAAAAGAGACTGAACTGTTTAGTACAGATATGTCAAAAACAGCAGTGGAACTTACTGAGTGTTTCAGTATAGATACAGTAATAGATATTACAGACTGCTCTATGGATGAAATGTATAATTATGTTATTGCAGCATTAGATAACCTAGCATTAAAACTTGTACCAACTCAACCAACTGTTCATTAAGGAAGTAAACATGCCACACAACATTATAGTACCTAGTACACCACCCCCATTCAGCACAGTTGGATACTTAACCACAAAACGAACATATTGTCGCCCACTTCCAGATAACACTGTAGAGGATTTCAAGGATGTAATTTTCAGAGTTATCGGTGCAACTGATTCACAACTTGGTTGTGGGTTTAATGATGCTGAGAAGCAACGTCTGTTTGACTATATGTATGGTCTGAAAGGCTCTGTTGCTGGCCGCTTCTTGTGGCAGCTTGGTACACATACAGTTGATACATTAGGTTTAGCAAGCCTCCAGAATTGTGCTGCAACACTTGTAGACCATCCTGTGCGTCCGTTCACTTGGGCAATGGACATGCTTATGTTGGGTTGTGGCGTTGGGTACAACATCCAACGAGAAAACGTAAACAAGATTCCAAAAGTAAACAAGGGTTTCAAAGCACCACAACGAGTAGACAACGCAAGTGCAGATTTCATTGTACCAGATACTCGTGAAGGTTGGGTGCAGTTGTTGGGTAAAACTCTTAAAGCAGCCTTCATTGCAAAAGAGAAGAAATCTTTTACATTCTCTACACAGTTAGTACGTGGACGTGGTGCGCCAATTAAAGGGTTTGGTGGTGTAGCATCCGGTGCTGAAGACTTGTGTATTGGTATTGAAAAGATAAGCACAGTAATCTCTGCACGAGAAGGCCGTAAGCTGCGTCCTATCGACTGTTTGGACATTATGAATATCATTGGTGAGGTTGTGGTTGCAGGTAACGTCAGACGCTCTGCACAGCTTGCTATTGGTGACTGTGATGACGTAGAGTTTCTGTTGGCTAAACGTTGGGATATTGGTTCTATTCCTAGCTGGAGAGCAATGTCTAACAATAGTGTTGCCTGTGATGATATTAGCGAACTGCATGACTTTTTCTGGGATACCTACAAAGGTACTAGCGAACCCTATGGTTTAATCAATATGCGACTGTCTCGTGAGTGTGGTCGTATTGGCGATACACAATATCCAGACGTTTTTATCATAGGTTATAATCCATGCGCTGAACAGGGATTGGAAAACTTTGAAACGTGCTGTTTGGCTGAAGTGTTCTTGTCAAACTTCAAAAGCAAAGAAGAATTGTTGGATGCTGTTAAACTATTCTACCGCATAAACAAACACAGTCTTGCTATGGCCTGTCACCACCCTGAGACAGAAGAAGTTGTGAACCGTAATATGCGTATGGGTATTGGTATTACTGGCTATATGCAAGCTACCAAGCAGCAGATTAGTTGGTTAAGTGATGTGTATGAGGAACTGCGCAAGTATGATGTTGAATACAGCGCATTGCATGGTTATCCTGTTAGTATTAAGCTGACAACGTGTAAGCCGTCTGGTACATTGTCTTTGCTCCCCGGTGTTACTCCCGGCGCACATCCTGCTTATGCTCGCTATATGATTCGTCGCATTCGTTTGGCTAGTGATAGTTCTCTGGTACAAGTATGTAAAGATCATGGTTACCCAGTTGAGTTCCAGTTGCAGTTAGATGGTGGTGTAGATCACAGTACAGTTGTTGTCAGTTTTCCTTTCAGCTATCCAGACAACGCAGTATTGGCAGCAGACACAACAGCTATCGACCAGCTGAAGGTAGTGAAGCAGATTCAAACTCTGTGGAGTGATAATAGTGTTTCGTGTACAGTGTATTACAAAGCAGAGGAACTTCCTGAAATTAGGAAGTATCTGAAACGTAATTATGCAACACACCACAAGACACTGAGCTTCCTGTTGCACTCAGACCACGGCTTTAAGCAAGCACCTTTTGAGGAGATTACTAAAGAGCAGTACGATGAGTTGGTTGCCAAAACAACAGTCATTACTAGCGTTACTGGTGTTATTGACTTTGAGGATAACGCAGAATGCAGTAATGGCGTTTGCCCAGTTAAATAAAATAGGAGTTGACTTATGACTGAACATGATGTAAACTTCATAGAAATCACTGGTACAGAGTTGGGAGATTGTTTTGTGTCTATGCTAAAAGAAAAAGAGGAGTGGGAGGCTTTACTTTGGTGGAGTAATTCACCAGACCCTAAAGCAGTTAATGTCAGAAATGATATTATACGGGGTCTATATAAGTGCAATAATGCAGGGTTTGAAACTGACATGGAATATCTGACACATCCTGATATAATCAAGGCATCAGTACAGCGGTTGGGCTACAATCTTTACGACATTGGAGAATCATAATGAAGACACAGCAAGAGATTTTTGATACAGTTGCAACACATCTACTGAAACAGAATGATAAGTCTCTTGATAGCTATGGTGAATGTCGTTATCGTGCTGAAGATGGTAACATGTGTGCTGTTGGTTGCTTGATTGATACAAAACATTATACTTCAGGTTTTGAGGGATACCTAGCAGATGACAACAGAGTTGCAATGGCTCTACAGAACTCTGGTGTAGACGCAATGAATGATGAACGTGTAGAAGATTTGGTCAGAAGGTTACAAGAGATACACGATGAAGAACCTGTTGACAATTGGTTAGACCATTTAACCAACGTAGCGCAGTTATTTGAACTTAACACAGAGAGGTTAGCAGCATGAAGCGTATTTTATGTATTGATGGTGGGGGTATTCGTGGTATAATTCCTGCCCGCATTCTATCTGAAATTGAGAGAGAGGTTGGTAAAGACGTTTCTAGTATGTTCGACCTTGTTGTTGGGACTTCTACTGGTTCTATTGCTGCTGCTCTCCTTACTGCTGATAACGGAGTTGGTGAACCCTTGTTCACGGCAGGATCGGTTACAGCGATATACAGACACAGAGGTTCTGAAATTTTCAAACGCAGTATCAGTGACAGGATAAAAAGTGGTTTCGGTTTGCTTGATCAAAAGTATTCCACAAAACCGATAGAAGATTTACTGAAACAATGTCTAGGCAATAACGCATTAGGCAGACGCTTAACAAAAACAATGGTGACAGCTTATGACATTGAAAACCGAGATGCCGTTCTTCTCAAGAGTTGGAGAGATGAACATAAAGATTTACGTATGGTGGATTGTGTTTTGGCATCAAGTGCTGCACCGACTTATTTTGAGCCGAAGAAACTTACCATCGGTGAGACTACGAGTTACTTCGTTGATGGTGGGGTGTTTGCTAACAATCCAGTATTATGTGCAATCGCTGAAGCAAAGATTCTCTGGCCGAAAGAGAAACAGTTTTCAGTACTGAGTATTGGAACAGGTTGGTTAGAGCGTCCTATCAAGGGGGAATCAGCAAAAGATTGGGGTACTGCTGAGTGGGTAAGACCGCTACTAGATATTATGTTTGACGGACAAACACATACTGCTGATTATATTGCAAATACATTGGTTACAAATTACCTTAGAGTTGATGGTAGTATGTATCATATGATTGATTCTGCTCTCGACGCAGCAAATCCTAGAAATATTACAAATCTTGAGATGTTTGCAAGAGACTTGTATCAGGAACGCAAAGATGAAATACTGAACTTCTTAACTAAACAAGGTGAGTTGAAATGAGTTACTTAACCCATTTAGAATTACTGAAAGCGTTTGGGGAGCCTAACCTCGAAAGGGGTATGGTTCTCTGGGATGTACCTACTGAGTTAGAAATTGGTGTAATACCGAAGAAAGTTTACTGTAATAAAACTATGGTAAAACCTTCTGAGAAAGCATTTAGTAATTTAATTACTACTGGCTACGTTAAAGAGCTGAAGACGTTTGATGGATGTTTTAATATAAGAAACATTCGGGGTAGAACTACGCCAAGTCTGCACAGCTTTGGTGCGGCTATGGATTTTAATGCGGCATGGAACCAGTTAGGAAAACCGTCAGCGTTTAGTGCTGGATTCGTTAAATGCTTTACTGATGCTGGTTTTAATTGGGGAGGTAATTTCAAGAGCCGGTTGGATTGCCAACACTTTGAGTTAAGTTTGGAAACATTCTTATCTGAGATGGAACGATTACGTACACACAAATAATAAACTTCGGGCTAGAGAAATCTAGCCTTTTCTTTTATTAGTAGTTGACAGGTTGCAGATGGTGTTGTACACTCTCTACATCTTAATTAACCAAAGGAAAGTATATGCCAAAAGTATTAGTAGCCTGTGAAGAATCTCAAGCAGTTACAATTGAGTTACGTAAATTAGGTATCGAAGCATACTCCTGTGACATTCAAGATGAGAGTGGCGGCTATCCAGACTGGCATATTAAAGGTGATGTACTCAGTATAATGAATGATGGTTCATGGGATATGTTGATTGCTTTTCCACCCTGCACACATTTGGCAAGCTCTGGGGCAGCTCACTTCAAAAAGAAAATTGCAGATGGTCGCCAGCAAGAAGGTATTGACTTCTTTATGGAGTTTGTTAATTGTAAAATACCGCTAAAAGCTATAGAAAATCCTGTTGGTGTTATGTCAACCAAATATAGAAAGCCTGACCAGATTATACAACCTTGGCAATACGGACATGAAGCCAGTAAAGCTACTTGCTTATGGTTGATAGGCTTACCCCTGTTACAACCTACTGCTGTTGTTGGAAAAGGACAATTTATTGAAACTATACGTAAGACTGGTAAAAAGGCCGGGCAGATTCGTAGAGAAGGTATATTCACCTATAAACCAGATGGTACTGATAGAGCAAAAGCTAAAAGTAAAACTTTTCCCGGAATTGCTGCGGCTATGGCAGACCAATGGGGAAGATTGTTAATAGGAGATACCAAATGATTTCAAGAATAGAAATACTAGAGAAATTCAAATCTCGCTGTAAACGTCTGGATATTGATATACGCAAAGAGTATGATGATGAAGACCCTTACTTGGAGTCTGTAATAGATGTTTCTGGTGACTACCTTAACTACGCTGATGCGGTGGCTTTACTTAACGATATACTGGTGGAGGTTTTAGATGATTAACAAAAACAGCTTACGTGAGTTCATCGAAGACTCTAATGCTATTGAAGGTATATTTGGAACAGTATCAGATTTAACTCTAGGTACTTACATTGACTTCATTACTAAACCAGACATATCCAGTGATGACCTCTGCGAATTTGTATCTGTTATAGAGCCTACAGCACAGCTCAGAAGTCGTTCTGGTATGAATGTAACAGTTGGTAACCACTTCCCACTAGCCGGTGGCATGGCTGTTGTTTACTCTTTAATAGACCTTCTAGCAAGTTCTGATGTATGTTATGATCCTTTTCTATTCCATATCCAGTACGAGAAATTACATCCATTCACAGATGGTAATGGACGTAGTGGTAGGGCGATATGGTTGCGTATGATGCAGAGAATTCATGGTGAGCGCGGTGGTCTGAGGATGCCATTTCTACAGAAGTTCTATTATCAGACACTTGATTACTTATCAAAATAACGCTTGACAGGAGAGCAAGGACGCTATATCCTACAGCTATCAACTGGAGAAATATTATGGCTACAGTAAAGAAAGTTAAAAAGGGTTTCTGGCGTATACTTACTGAGTTCTCAGTGGGTGTAATTGGGTTTAGTATTGTTGCATTTTATAGCAACGTAATGGTTGCAGTAGGTGTGCTGGTACTTATTGAACTAAACAACTATATGAAGGGTGACTGATGACAAAACCTACATATGCAGATGAATTTGGTGCAAGTATGTTTCAGCAACCCCCACACTGGCTTTTTATATTGGTAGCTGCTGTACTACTGTTTGCTTCATTGGTGATACCGAGAGGTGGTTAAAACCACACCTCATAATAAATTATTCGTAGGGTTAATTATGGTTAATGACATTAAAGTAATAGAAAAGTTTTACAAAGGTGAAAATGGATACAGAGATTTGACTCTGTATGTTCCAGTACTACGCGGTAAACATCTAGCAGTTGCGGCCAGAAGTTATGATATGGCATTACTGTTGGGACTAGAACGAAAGTATCTCGGCCACAACAACAACTTCTCCTGTATGGCTGGAAGGATGCTTGGAATTAAAGATGAATGGACAGCGTTTACCGACGACCCAAGTTTAGGAGATTAAAATGTTAGATACTAAAACTGTATCAATAAAACAAGCGTATGAGTGGGTAAAAACAGGTCAGTGGACTTTAATGCAATTTACGCAGTGGTTAAATGTGAGGTACTGATGAAACGCAGAAATCCAGTTGCAAAGTTTCTCAGGAAGTTTAACAAGCCTACTGTGCAACGGGACAAGAAGAAATCTGTTAAAGCAGGCTATGTTAAGCACAAACCCATTGAGGATATTAGAGATGACACAACATATTAGTTTTCCAAGTATTGTCCAGTTTCGCAATGTTATTAAAAGTGTGCGAGACAGTTGTGACTACAACAACATTCCATGCCCTATCATATGTTTTCATGGTAGTGTAAAAATCCACGGCACAAACGCTGGTATCGGGTATAACAAAATAACTGGTGAAATGTGGTGTCAGTCTCGTGAGCAGATTATCACAGTAGATAAAGACAATGCTGGTTTTGCTTTCTTTGTTGAATCACGGAAAGACTACTTCAAACGTGGTCTGATGTACCTTGCAGAGCATTTACCAGAAGGCTACGACAATGTGTTGCTGTTCGGTGAATTTGCTGGCGGAAGTATCCAAAAGAATGTTGCTGTAACAGGATTGCCAAAGTTCTTCACTGCATTTGAAACGTTCGCTGCAAAAGATAACGAAGATAAAATACGTACAGGGTTACATGGTACTTTCTGTAATCACGAACAGCACATTTATAATTCTATGGGAGACTTTGATGGGTGGGAAATTGATATTGATTTCAACAACCCACAGGAAGCTGTTGCTGAACTGGAACGTATCACTAATCTGGTAGAAGCAGAATGTCCTGTTGGAAAAATGTTTGGTGTTAGCGGTGTAGGTGAGGGTGTTGTCTGGAAATCTGTGGATGAATTTTTCCCTGATCTACTATTCAAAGTTAAAGGTGAGAAACATTCTGTTAGCAATGTTAAGAAAGGTACTGGTGTCGCATCTGTATCACCAGAGGTTCAGGCTAGTATTGACGAGTTTGTTTCCTATGCTGTGACAGAGGAAAGGCTGCAACAGGGCATTCAGCGAGTGTTTACTGAAGCAGGTAAAGCAGTAGATATAAAAGAGACTGGTGCATTTCTGAAGTGGGTGTTTTCTGACATTTGCAAAGAAGAAGTAGATGTGTTAAAAGCTAGTGGTATTGAGCCAAAACAGGTTTCTGGAGTTATACCTCAGTTGGCTCGGAAGTGGTTTATGGAATATCTGGAGAAAAATGTATGAACACACAAAATACAATAGAAGATTCACTAAGTGGAGATTATCTATACGCACAGGTTACTGAGCTAATAGGTGAGCTTTCATGGGGTATCGAACTTCCAACTGTAGTGAACGTTGGAATTATTGACCCACTGACAAAAGAAGTTCAAAGAATAGCTGTCTCAGGTACATCACAAAAACCATACTTTGCCGCTATATACGACAAAGTTAGGGCGAACATAAAATATAATCCACTTAAAACTGAGCGCGATAAGGTTTATAGACTTGAGCAACAGAACGCCGAGCTGCTGGCTGCTTTGATAGATATAGCACAGCTGGATACTGCAATTAACGATTGTGCTACAGAGGGTGTAGTGGGCGTTGCAAGACAAACTCTTACCAAAGCTGGTATCGTTAAATGACACATAAAATAACAGTTGAAACTGAAGTCTATACTGATGGGCTGATTAAACAGCACACCTACTCAGATATTGATAACGTTAGGAAACGTATATGTACAGAAATTATACAGACAAAAGATGTACAGGTTCGGGAATGTCTGATAAAACTTGGATGGACACCACCTAGTTATTAATAAATACTGAAAATAGTTGTTGACAACAGAGTCCTCAGTAGCTACTATGAGCAATACCTACAGAGGACTACCGCCTATGACAGCACAAATTGCAACTCAAACCGCTACTGTCACACCAATCAAAACCAGAAAACGCAAACTGACCACACTTGAGAAAGCCCAGCGTAAGGAGGCTAAAATGAATGTACAAGTCTCTATAGTGGAGGAACTACGCGCTGTTGGGGATGTTTATTATGCAGATTACGGTGTACATACTATGGCGCAGCGTCACGGTTTAAGCAGCATACAGTTTTTATTCTCTATCTTATCAGTTGCTAGACCTTATAAATCTGTCAGCTGTGACAATTTTATCGACAACGATCTGTGCGGTATTATTGCCAACATGGTTGAAGATAACTACTGGTACAAAGACAACATTGGAAACATTATTGTTTCTATCGGTGATAACAACACTACTCTGTGGTCTTGCCACACTGATACCGTCCACCCAAAACATTCTGGTTACTCTGATCTGGCCTATAACGGAAAGTACGTAACCAGCAAAGACAAACGCCAACTTGGTGCTGATGATGGTGTAGGCATCTGGTTGATGCTGAACATGATTGAAGCTGGTGTAGAAGGTTTGTATGTGTTTCATGCTGGTGAGGAAGTTGGTGGTATCGGTAGCACCTATATTGCCCGGAATACACCGGAATTATTACGGGGTATTACGCATGCAATAGCATTTGACCGCAAAGCACTCGGCTCGGTTATTACCCACATGGGTTTCGGTATGGGCGGGCGCTGCTGTTCAGACTTGTTTGCTAAGGATTTTGCTGCTAAACTCGGAATTGGTCACTATCCTGACTCAACTGGCATCTACACTGATACTGCTGAATACACCCACCTTGTTCATGAATGCACAAATATCAGTGCTGGTTATTACTCTGAGCATACCTTCTCTGAGTATCTGGATTACGAATATGCTGAGAAGTTATTGAATGCTGTATTGACTGCATATAGACAAGGTGACTTAGATGATTTGGCTATTGGTCGTGATTGTGAAGTATTTGAAGATATACTAGATACCTACAGTTTTGACAACGACGACCAAGCAGTCTCAAATTATGGTAACAGATACTACGACAATATGGCTGGGGCAGCATTTGGAAGTAAGCGTAATATGCTAGATATAATCAGAACATACCCTGCTGGTATAGCTGAAGTGCTAAAAGAGTTTGGTATTGACGCAGAATATCTGGAAAATTATTTGGATTTATAGAAAATAGTTGTTGACAATAGGCAATTGCTTTGCTAGTATAGCACCACTGAATCAAATAGAAGGAAATTAAATATGTCAACTAAAACAACTTTATATGATTTTGATTGTGGTGGATTGGGTTCACATGATATAGTTGTTGAATGGGATTCAGAGTATGAAAAAACTGATGGCGGTGATTATAGTAGCGAGTGGTTAGATGCTGTTATTATTGGGACAACTGATTTGCTTCCATTGCTTGATAAGACCACACGAAGTAACATTTTAGAAACTGTAAAGGAGTATTGATTATGATGAGTGACAGCAGCATGACCACGCATACGCCGGAGCCTTGGACAGCAGATGAGCATGGAAATATAGGGGCAGGTAGCCCAGAGTACATAATTGCATCCTTAAATATACTACGAGAGGCGAACGCCCGCCGCATAGTCGCTTGTGTGAATGCGTTAGCAGGAGTTCCAACAAAGAACATTGCGAAATTCATGACCATCCCGTCTGAAATGACTGGCTCGCTGTGGCTGAACTATTGCGCTATGCACGAAAAGAATAACAAGCTGGCAGAGCAAAACGAAACTCTACTGGCTGAGATCGACAGGCTGCGAGCTGAGAAGGCGGAGCTGGTTGCTAATCTTAGAACAGCGTGGAGCGTTGCTAGCGCATGCACAGGTCAAATGCACAGGACGGCATCGCTAATTGTCGAGGATAGGGAGAAAAACGATTTGCGGTATGTAGCAATGAAAGCAGATTCAACGCTGGATACTTTGCACAAAGCCATCACCGCTGCGGAGGCGCTGAAATGAAAAAGCTAATAGACCAATTCAGGCAGATAGCAGACGCGGCTGCTTTGTACAAAGACGATGCTGCACTAGCTAGGAACCGCGCTTTCTTGCAGGCGGCTCAGATGCTTGAGGATTACGAGCCATGCGAAAGATGCGACGGCAGCGGGCTGATTACTATTATGGATTACGACGGATACGGTAGCGACGCTGACGATCAGCCGTGTCCTGAGTGTGCAGCAGCCATCCAGTCCGCAGGCTGCGTGGTGAAGGTATGAGCGTTGAGCGAGTTGTTATACGGCATTTAATTAACGGAGAAAAACATGATTAGTTATTGGTTCTACCTCGCAGGCAGTGTATGTTTTGTTATTGGCACATCAATCGTTCTTATTGATAACTATAAAGCAGCACAGCCAGAAAATAGTTCAGCAGAGTATTGCGTTGCATGCGATGGCGCTGGGGATGTATTTACACCAGACGGCACTGTTATTTATTGTGATTGCATTCACGCTGAACGGCTAAAGCAGCGCAACGATGACGTATAACCCTGCAATAAGCGGCCAGTCCGCTTGATTGCGTTGTTATATGACAAGATTACAGAGGATAAAATTAAATGAAAGTGTTGATTGCTTGTGAAGAAAGCCAGACAGTTTGTAAAGCATTCCGAGCGTTAGGTCATGAGGCATACAGTTGCGTTCATTGCCATCTGGTTATTTATTGCAGTGCCAAGAGCCTTGATTATTCTAATGCGCGTGGCAATGCTTATTTCTGTCATTCTAAAAACTGCAATTATTGATTCCATAAATCTCTCCAAGTATTGCCGTATAACAACGCGCTCAACCGGACAAGCCGGTTAGCTTGGGGGGAATACTACTGTATGGATAATGACAGGCCGGACGATGAACACACCGAACTTTTCATCGCGCGGAAGATTAGTGAAGGTTTTGTGTGCAGAGAGGTTACGGTAAGTGTCATATAACCCTGCCAGCACGGGCGCGTAAGCGTCCAGCGAAGAATGAGCGCCGTGGCTGGCGTTGTTATATTCTTGGAGGAAATATGTACGCTTTAAAAAAGAAGGGTAAACTTGAGTTTTCCGGGCCATTTAAAACCATTGAAGAGCTTGATGAGTTTATTAATTCATCTTTCCATAGATGGAAAGGATGCCAAGAAAGGGGGAGCAATAAAACCATTGATGATTACATGCTTAGTAATGAGCGCGTTAAGTTGACCATGGAAAGAATATAACCCCGATGCAAGCGCGTTGCGAAGCAATCCGCTTGGCGTAGTAGTTAAATGTTTTCAGGAGACACTATGAGTGATTACAAACGAGTACCGACAAGCGCCGAAGTGTGGGCGGTAATTCGCGCACGGCACCCTGAAATGCGGGTGTTCGGAAGCTACAGCGCGCCGGACGGCGACCAGTTCGGCGACCCAAGCAAGGGGAAGATGTTCACCAGCTACGGATTCGAGCATGGGGATTACCCGGTGA